ATGGCAGATAAACCATTCTCTATATTCAAACGAGGCAAATACTATTACGTCCAGTTCAAGATGCCTGACGGGACTTTCGGCACCGCCAAGAGTTCCCGGCAAACTACCATCGGCAGGGCCGAAAAATGGGCCGTTGAATACCTGCAGGCTGGACACGTAGCACAGAAAGGCAGCACTACGTTTGAATCGTTTACAAAGAACTTCTTCTCCTGGGATGAAGAATGGGCCAAAAATAAGAGGCTTGCGGGGAAGCGTACGTCAGAACGCGACTGTCTGGAAAAGAACAGTTTTCTCGAAGCTCACATCGTGCCGCACCTTGGCTCTATGCGATTGCAGCAACTCGACAAAAAAACGATCATGGATTTTCGGAATAAGCTGTTTTACGATCTCGGCTTTTCCGGCTCAACAGTAAACAAGGCTCTCGGCATGATCCGGTCAATTCTGGAGGCCGCAGAGGATAGGCGGTTGATTCAGTTTGTGCCAAAAATTGAAAGAGTGGCACAGCGGGCGGAAAAAGAGAAGGGTATCCTCACGATTGAAGAGGCGCGCAAAGTCCTGACGGCTCAATGGGAAGATCGCCGGGCGCACATTCTCAGCCTGGCAGCGGCATCCACCGGTATGAGGCTCGGCGAACTGCTCGGGCTGCGGATTAAGAACTTTCACGGGGCATACATCGAAATTGCTCAGTCGTGGAATGAACATCTCAATCGCCTGAACGACAGCACGAAGACGGGCAGGGCGCGGAACGTAGTGATCCCAGGAGCGGTTCGGGAGGGACTGCAAGAGCTTGTCGACGTCAATCCATGGATCGCAGCCCGTGGCGAGGAGGCGTTCATTTTCTTCTCCCCGGATCATGCTTGGCGACCGGCGCACGGTGATTACCTGGTACGATGTTTTTACCGGGCCATGGAACAAGTCGGGATCAGCGAGGAGGCGAGACAGGCCCGGAACATCACGTTTCACAGTTGGCGGTATTTCCTCAATTCTCTGCTCATCAACAGTAAGATACCCCTGCAAAAAGTGCAGTCGATCACCGGCCACTTAACCGACGAAATGAGCCAGCATTATTACGCGCTCTCAATCGGAGAAATGGAGGACGTGCGACAGATACAAGAAGGGATATTTTCGATAGACAAAAAAAGCGAAGGGGATATAAAAATTAATTGACTTTGACACTACTTTACATTAATTTATGAGTAATTAATCTAATATGGAGTGTGAAGAAATATGAAAAAGATTGCAGGTATTGTCATCGTAGCAATTCTCTTGACCTCAATTCAAGCTACGGGGGGAATATATGGCAAAATAGAAGGCTCTTTTGTTGTTGGCGAATCTGAATATTATCTGTATAAATACAAAGAAAACACTATAAATTTTGATGATTGCATGTATACTGATATCCAACTGGGATATAGGTTTCATTTTTTTAACGACAACATGCAACTCGCAATATTTACAGGAATACAGACCTGGTGTTACTATAACGGATGGTCGCCAACGGACTTTAAGCCGTTTGAAGATATATACACAATTGGCAGCAATATCAAATATCGCGGGGCTTACCTCGAATATAAACATATTTGCGCGCATCCCGTTTCTCATGAAAAATATTATATGGATGACCGATCATGGACATATGGAATCTCTACCGTGACAATAGGATATGAATTTGAATTCAAGGATTAGTCTATATATTCAATAGTTACCCAACCGCGATTGTAGGATGTTGCGTTATAATCGGCTCTATCAAAAGCACCGGATGCTGTTCTCCTAAGTGTTACATAAGTATCGGAAACCATGTAATACCCTCCACGTTCAAGACAGGTATCGTCATAACCAGAACTTGAATCGCTGTCAGACCTGATGTGAACGTGAACATTCCTTATTTTTGATCGAGTCAGTCCGTGCGTAACATTAACAATCTCGGTAGCATCCATATCCCAGTCGCCAATCTCGATATCTTTTTTTCTGAGAGTCGCGCCTGCGCTGCCAGTCTCCTTTATGCTGTCAATGCTGCCTACGATAGTGGACGAAAACGTCTTCACGCCCGCCACGGTCTGCGCACCTGTCAGCAATACAGCGAGATCAGAAAATGCCGCCTCCACCGCGTCAACAAAATCACTCGCCAGCACCGTCTCGTCCGTGTCGGAGAGTGTGCCATATTTCAGGATGAACGCAATTATCGCGTACAGTATGTCGTTGAACAGGTCTACTGTCGCCTGACTCCCTGTGTTGTCTCCCGGATTATCTTTCAGGCTCCCGGACGGGTATTCACTCGTTGCGGCATTATAATTGATCAGATAACTCCGTATATCCTTCATGGCTTCCCCCTTAACTTACTATTTCAACCTGTGCAATGCACCGGTTCCGCATATATTTCAGGCTCGTGATTACTTTATACAGATAATTGTATTGCTGTTGAGACAATTCCAGCAGTTCACCGGCAGCCGCCAGCCTGTCAGAAAACGGAGACAGAAAAAAATAATATCCCCAGTAAAACGCATCGTCAGTGATTATCCATGATCCGCCCGTAGGGTGTGTGCCGACAATCAGTTCCCCTGGAACGAGTTCGGGATCAATATAGGTCAAGGGGCTACCAAATTGTATTGTGCTGCTCATCTGGAAGTCTCCGAGTTGCAGCTCGTCCTCATCCGTCGGCAAGTTGAGATGAACATACAGGGCGAACCCGGCTTTCTGGATTTGCTCTTCCAGCCACTCAGGGCCACCGTGTCCAACCAACGACGCCCTCTCAATAATCCTGTTGATCTTTTGTGCATCGGTCCCGGTCAAATATTGCGGTATGCCGTATTTTTCGTTATAGTCTTCAATCGCGTCCGTGTCCATGTTCACGTTCGGCACCACGACAGACAGTACTCGATTTTTCATCTCAATCACGCGCCCGAATTCAACGGCCAACCCTTCAAGGAATAGGCGCACGGTCTCGAATCCGGGGAGATGGATTTTGACAAGAAGCCTGTTTAATGTCCGTGTGATTGAGTTTTCCATGCTGTCCTCTATGCCATCCCCTATGATGTCACAAATGTCACGTTTCGCGTGGTTGCGAACTCCGAGCTTTCCAGCGTGTACTTATCGGCCACGATCTCCACGCCGGTCTCCACGTCGGTAATTACAACGGCCACTACTGTGGCCCCGTCGTTCGACGCGATATCATCAGCCACATTCGATACGTTAGACGTGGTAATCGTGTCTTTTTTCGTCGTGGTCACGCCCTCGATATACGGTTCGAGCGATTCGAGATAATCTTTCAGCGCGTCGGTGATCTCGTCCTCGATGTCCGATGTCGAGTCTACTATAGTGACCTCGACGTCAAATTGGTGTATGGTTATCGGGTGAGTCTCTACAAGATCGGCAATCGGCGCGCGGTCAGCCTTCCCGGTATCAGGATCGTATTTCAGATATGACAGCAGTTCAGCCAGTTGCGCCGTTGTCGGAATCCCCGTGGCGGTGTTATTCACTTTCCCGTAAACAAGAATCTTATTCGTCACAGTCACGTCGTTGTACGGCCCCACCCATATGAAGTTCGGACACTCCATACCCCACATGTAATAATCATAGGGGCTGCCGCCCGTGGCGCGATGCCTGAATCGGGAAACGACCCGCTTCCTGAAATCCTCTTTGTCCTCAATATCCGCACCCTCAGTCTGTACACTCGTAACTGTCGCAATACCATCGAGAGACAGGTCAGTCTGGCAAATGTTCAGCTCATCGTCAACAGCGAGATTCCCGATCTCTCCGGCGGTAAGCGCAAGCATCGGCACGCCGGTTGCTTCTCCCGATACGATTGCAGTTGTAGTCGTAACCTTGTATATGACTCCGTTCGGCCCGGTAAATAGCGTGCCACTCGCAACGCTCGCCCCGGAACCTGGGACGGTGCAGAGAATCACAGCGGCGGTCTCGGCTTTCGGCGTAACTCCGAAAATGGCACCCAACAGAATCAGTGCGGTATAGTCTGCCGTCTGCGGGAAAATCTGTTTATACACCCACATAATCGCCATGTACAGCAGCACGATAACCCCGGCAAGTGAACCGGCCAGCACGGAATTAAAGGTTTTCGGGAGCCATGGGACATTTTGCCCGATCTTTCCCTCTATGTCTGATATGATCCGGGCTTTTATTGTCCCTATGGTTGGAATTGTAGGTATCGACATGCTGTCACGCTCCTATTCGTAAGACTGCCACACGGCATCCCATTTATTTCGGGTGTCATATGTGGCCCGATACCTGGATGTGCCGCCGTCAGGCCTCTCAATCTTGATCTCCCACATGATCCCGTACACGCTGAGAATCTGTCCTGTGACAGTGACGCTCTTCGCGGCCTTTACATCGGTGAGGAATTGTAACGCCCTGCGTAACGCCTGGACGCCGTCGTTCTTCGTCTTCTCGGTCACTACGCCGCGCTCAATCACCGCCGGGAAGTCAGATATGAATTTTTCCGCCTCAGTTTTGGCGATTAGATTCTGCCATGTATTTTTATCACCGAATACGGCGAGCAGCACGGCAGAGTCGAACCCCTGGGTCATTTCCGGCTGTCCGTTGGTGAATATAACGTCGTAATCGCCTTCGTTGTCGCCGGAGGCAATACGCTGAATTTTTATGTCGCCGTCGAATCGGTCTGTCATGAGAGAGCCCCTGTCGCTGATCCGGTGCCAAGAGTCACCCCTGTGACCGTTACAGTAGCGGAGAGAATCGCATTCTGTATTATCGTAGCCATGGCGTCGGCAAAAGCTTCGTCACTCATGCCTGATTGCGCGGACGTATAGAGAGCCTGTAATGCCTCTTTAATATCTGCCTTTACTACTGCCATCAGTTTGCCTCCCTATCCGAGAAGAGATTCCGCTCTTGTTTTTATCGCGTTCAAATTCGTCTGACTTGCCGGGCTCACCGTATGATTCGCCGGACTGCCAATTGTCTGTATTGCGACGATCTCATCTATCAAATCCGACACTATCGCCCTGAGACTCTCGGTTTGGTTTTCGACTACGATTGTCCCGTCCACCTTGCAATGCACGGTTGCACATAACGCACCCGATGAATCCATAGAATAAAGGACGGTCTCTCCCGTGTCAATATCTTTTTGCAAACTATAGTTATGTGATGCGACAATTATTTTCATGCCGCCAACGGTAAGCTCAACGTTCTGCGTCCCGGCAATTGGACGGCCAAAGACTCCCGGAGAAGAATAGACTTCCATATCCGCAGCGGTCCCGCCGATGCCGTTTACTGTGGCCACAAGAGATTTCCCCGGTGCCCCCTGGATTTTCTTCAACGTGGTCTTGACAATCTCGACTAACGACGCCACGGGATCACCTCCGGGTCATTAAGAGTAAACGCCGCAGGGAGGGAAAGAGTAAGGTCTGCCGTGTTGCCGCCAGAATCGTCTTTCGTGAAATTCACCGACGTGATTAAAAATTCGGTCTCGGTAAAGATACAAGCCCGAGGGAAATGCAACGTAACCTTTGTGTTTTCACGCCACAGATCGCCGGCAGGAGTCCTCCATCCCCACACGTGCGCGGTCAAGGGAATAGAGGAGGCGAGTGCACGGTTTTTCTGCCACTTTGCGACATCAGAAATATTCCCCGGTGTAGTGTCATCGGCCTGGAATATAGTTGGCCGATACACGGGAACTGATTCGTCCATGATTTCAGACCGTCCAGCGGGTTTCCCATGGGATTGTCCGACAGCGATATAATGCGAAAATCGCGTGGACCCGTTAAACGATGCCCCTGTAACGGCGATAAGCGGATAATGTCCGGCTACGAGCGCAACGGCCGGGACAGAATCAACAGCGGCCCTGGCGAACACCATTTCGCTATCAGGACCGGACGTGATAATAAAGCCTTTCTGTGTAGCGAGCCGCGAGAGGAACCCGAAAACTGTGTCCGTGATCTGCCGGTTTGCCTTTACAAACGTGTCGGTGTCGCCATCAGGAAAATTTGTTATCAGCCCGAACGGTGCAAGTACTTTCTCGGCTATCTGCCGTAGAGTCATGCCGTTATAATCAAGAGCCATATCGAGCGATTGGCAATCCACTGTCACTCCGGGGAGAGAACGCACCTCGACAATCATGCTTCCGCTCTCAATTTCAGGGGTCCATTTAAGCATCTCGCCGGATATAAATTTTTCTCCACCGATAAAAAGATCGGCCTTATAATAGGTGTATGGATCAAGAATTTTCGATTCTTCCCTATCTGGATCATAGTTTGCCGTAAATAAGAACCCGTCTGCGCACGTCTCCATGTTACGGGATATAGTGAGTGCCTCAAATCCTCGGTATATCTTGCCTTCAATGCGGATTGCGATCTCTTCTGGATCGTCTGCCGGAATTGTGTCCGGTTGTTTCGGCTTATTGTCTGACGGTGGAAGCCATATCATGTCACCCGGGTGGATATATGGCTGGAAGTTGCGAGGGTGGACTGGCCGCGTCTGCAAAAACGGGTTTGCCTGGATAATGTCGGCAATGCGGTCTTTCCCGTATGTGGACATGGAAATTGAATCAAGCCACGCACCTTTCGGAACCTTGTACCATGTTCCGGAGACCGGTTTAGGGCTGGTTTCATAGAATTTGAGCCGGTCCTCATAAAGAGTCTGCTGGAATGCGGAACGATCAGCCATAGCTCACCACCTCAACCCCGGCCGGTATCTCCACGAACTGATCACCGGTCAAGCCATTCGTCCGGCAGAAAAAATCCAACGTGTCGTTATCGACCGCGCCGTACAGTTCCGCGCACAGTGTTATCGGGTCACTCGGAGCAGTCAAAACTTTCCGCCGTTCGGCCTTCAGATCAAACGACTTATTGAGCAGCATCCCCGTTATTCGTGCGATAATATCCTGCAATAGTGACAGATAATTATGGTCCCCGGTGTAAGTCTGGCCGATGGCTCCTGTTACCGCCGCCGATTCCATGGCGTCTATAAATGCCTCATAACCATCGAGAATAATGCCAATGGCCGCCGATCCGTCCGGCCGTGTCTCATATTCTGTATATACTGCGGCCTCTGCCAGCGCGGCAGTCGCCATCCCGCCGAGGATTTCAAGCAGGATCGCATTATTGATCTGGTTCTCTGTCACGGTCTCGTTCGGGTCGTCGATGCCGTTAATCAGACCGTCGATCATGTCCCGGTAGCCGTTAATTTTATCCATGGTGTCGGTAATAATTCGGCCTGGTAATCGTATGAGATATTGAATCGAGGCGATAACATCCACGATGCTGCCGCCCACCTCATCTATCGTATCGTTGATCGCGCTCTGTACTGCCTCGAAATCTGCGATAATTGACTCGGAGAGTTCCGCAATGGCTTTCAAAGACCCGACAACGGCACTGATCGAGTTTTTTAATTTACCTTTCAGGTTCGCCAGGGTAGACGGATTCGTTGTTTTTAGGCCGTCGGTCATGCCGGACGACGCGCTCTGCATCTCGTTAACCTGCGCAACTGCTGCACTCTCGGTAAGCGCATCGGTGACCGGGTATCCGGTAGGGAATACTTTTCTAAACTCAACTGAAAAATGAGCTACCTGTGAGCCGTCAACGAACTTCTCCGATTGTGTCCACTTAACTGGGAATACATCAATATCCCCCCAACGAGGATGCTGCAAGAGTCCCGATTGGTCCTGGGTGTAGTGCTCACCGAGAGCGTCAAAAAAGGCGTCCGCCGCCTCGTGATAGTTCTCACCGGTGAAATATATTTCCATAGGGAAAACCAACGCGATATTGCCCTGATCCTGCGCCGTTGACTCGTCGCTGTCGAGGACTTCTTTCCCGGCGATTATCTTCCCTGCCTGGCGTTCGAGGTCGTTGAATTTGAAAGAGTGTTCGCTGCCGGACTCAGGAGCAATGAAGCAACCGGGCCGTAGGTCGTCGAGATAGCTCATCAGTTCACCCCATAGTTGAGAGTCAGGCCCGGAGCCGGTCGACCGGAGGCCTTCGCCGTTGAGCCTTTCGGTGCACCGTTGATATTGACATCCAACGTCGTGTTGTTGTTCGTGGTAGTCTCGCTCTTCATGGACTCAGGGGAAGAAAAGAACTTCCTTCCAGTGCTCCTGAGTGTAACCTCTCCGGGGTCAAGCCCTTTTTTCTTCATCAGGAGGGCGCGCTGTGCGGTCATGATATCGCTCTCAATCAGTGACATCCCGAACTCCTTAAACGCCCCCTGCGCAACGGCTTTATCCATCATGCCGAGAGTAGCCATAACATCGAGAACCTGGTACTTGATAGCCTGCCAGCCAAGGAGAATCTCATGCAGTTTGAGCTTAAAATTGAGTGAATACAAGTCCCAGTTATCGACCAGGTCTTTTATCGCAATGCCGAGAGCCACTACAGCAGCTATCGTGAGACCGACCGGATTGGCTGCGAGTAGAAAATTAAGCGCTGCCTGGGCAATTACCCATGCCTTAACAGCCGCGACGACTCCCAGTAAGATCGGAAGCGAGGGGCCGAGAATGCGGAATAATTCGCGCACTACTACAAGAATTAACTTCACCGTCTGGACGATCGGCTTCATATCAAATTTATTTATCGATTCGGTCAAGCTGTCGAGTCCGTCCCGTGCATCTCCATCGAATGCCTCAAAAAAGCGGAAACCCATTTCCGTGGCAGCGGAGGCGAGAATCTTTATCCTATTACCGAGAGACTGCCGCATCATGGCCGCCGTCTGCTCCATGACCTGCTGTGGGTCTTTCCCCATACGAATGAGCTGCTCTCTGATCTGGTTTATGTTCTGTGCTATAACAGCACCGCCAGCGATCCCTCGGAGACCAAACAGGTCTTTAAATACTGCCGACTGCTCAACTTTCGTGAGCTTCTCCATGCCGTTACCTATCAGGCCGAAGATATCAACGGTCGATTTCAGTTTCCCGGTGGAGTCTATCAGGTCTTTCTGTGTAAGGCCCAGCTTCGCAAGGGCCGAATGAACTGCATCAGTAGGGGCTGAAAGATTCAGAAAAACGTTTTTAAGTGCCGTGGCTGCCACGCTTCCCTTAATACCAGCGGACCCGAGGACAGAGACGGTGGCAATGGTATCCGCCATACCCTTTCCGGCCTGTGTGGCAATCGGGGCGACCATTTTCAACGTCTCGAAGAGGTCTTCCATGGTCACGTTCGCCGACAGCGTACCGACGGCGAGAAGCGCGTTCATCTCTTTAAGCATGGCAATTTTCTTCGATGACTCCAAGGCGGAACCACCGAAACCGCCGAGAAGGTCAGACGAGATGTCCGCCACGCGCATAAAGTCCTCACCTGTTACCGTGGCGAGGTCAACCTGAGATTTCAGTACCGCGATGGCCTCTGAGGAGGTGAAACCGGCAAGAGCAAATTTATCAAGCCCCTGTGCTGCAAGTGTGGCCGTGAACTGAGTCTCGGCTCCTGTTTTTCTGGCGGCCTCCCGTAAATTCTCCATGACTTTCGCCATGTCGGTTCCCGGTTTTTCTGCCGCCTTGAATCGGGCCGTGGCTCCATAGATCGCATCGTCAAATTGAACATACTCTCGTGCTGCGAGACCGACACCCAGGGCAAGAGAAGCTGCCAGGCCTGTAGCAATAGTCGATTTCGCCATACGGTTTATACGATTATTTACCCGCTGAATATGTTGATCGAGGGACCGAAATTTGCTTTGCATCTGGCGGGAAAATGTCGCAACATTGCCAGCTGCACGACGCATCGGACCGGTCATTTTGTCGGTCATTGCGAGTATTGCTTCGAGTGAGAACTTGCTTGCCATTGCCTATCCGTTGTCCCTTGCGTTTAACCTGAGTTGAGCCTTTCGCGTCTCTTTTGAATCTCTTCATCCACGAGTCCCCGGAGTTTTTCCGGGTCCGGGATTTCTTTGTTTTCTTTTCGAAATTTTGTAATGATATCCTCTTCTGTGACCTGCCGCTCGCATATCTCATACCAGAAAAACAGATCGCGTCGCTTGTATGTCATCAGTACGGGGATCGGGAGTGACCCCCGGTAATAACGACCGAGCATTCCGACAAGCTCGAATAGGGCTGAGTACTCAACGATTACCCTCTCGAACTGCCGGTTTGTGCGAAAAAACCCAGTACCACCGCGTTGATCTTGCCGATGTCGCGCTGTTTTATCCTGGAAACAAATCCGACGGGAATGCCGCACGCTTTCGACAGCAGAGCCGTAGCCTGGTCGATGGACTGATTGTCTTTGAACCGCTGAATCTCTTTGTTCTCGTTCATGTCGGTCTCTTTGATCGTCAAAATCTCAATCGAGCCGCTTCCATCCTGCTTTACGATGGGAGAAAGAAGTTTGTATCGAAACACTTCCTCTTCGAGATCAAAATCGAGCCGGTCTTTCATGACCGGCAATGTAAGCTCCTCTACAACGTCCTTGAAATGTTCTCGCTCCGTGTCCACTTCCAGACATTCCGCCCATTCGTAAATCTTCTTTATTGCGTCGCCTCTCTCCATGTGTCCCTCCGTATCGTAGAACGTCATGGCTGCAAAAAATTATTGCAGCCTGACTTTCCCCGTAATTTCCAAGGATACAGTGCCGTTGTTGTACGTCACCTCACCGCTGATAACTCCGTTAACCATCAGCACATCACCGTTTGCCGTGGTGAACGTCCCGGCCCTTGATTTTCCGTCACGCATCGCAACGAGTTTCTTGTACTCCTCAAAACTCGCATTGAAGTCGGATTTTATTTTACCAGGAACAGCTTTTCCGCTTGCGAAGGTTTCGCCATCGCCTGTGACGGAAACGTCCCATTCCCGGCCATCAAGATTTATTTCCGGCTCGGAGTCTCCCTTCGGGTGAAGGGGAAGTCCGCCGAATTTTGCATCAAAAAATGGTCCGCCTCTCATGATCTGTTACCTCCTGCTGTCCTTATTAGTACAAGAATGCATATTTCATGGCGATGATCCGCAACGCCTGTGCCGGATCGTCCGTTACCTGTGCATCGATTCTGCTGTTGTTCGCTTCGTTGATCTCAGCGGTCAGACCCTCGATCACTTTTTCGGCGTTCTTTGTCCAGGCGAAACGAGCCCATAGTTCATCAATCAGTTTCGCCATGTCGGCTATAATGGTTTTAGGCGAGATCGCCCATTCGTAAGCCGTCACCGCTTCATCATCGACAACAACGCCGCGCGTATACGGTTCGGAAATGAAAAGCTGTTCGATACTGTATGCCTTCGCCTGTTTGAGATGCAGGGATACCGCGTCGAACCATTCCTCTGTCGCTGCTCCAAGGGGAGTTGTCCGATAGGTGAGAGGGATGTCACCGAAATACATCGTTCCGTCGGACGATACCGTACAGTAGCCCATCCCGGCACGGAAAAGTGCATCCAGTTTCGCTGAGCCGAGGTCTCCCTGGGAGCCGTCACACGCAAGGCCGACCGACGTCTGTTTGTACGGTCTGTTCGGTGCGAGAAGTTGCTCGTATGCAATCCGGCCAACGAGAGCCGCGCCAAACTCAAAGGCGGGGGCATAACATCGAGAATCCCACACGTCCCCGATCCATTTCTTGTTTATCGTTGCCGGGATTGCCAGTGCCTCGTCATAGGTTTTTTGCACATACGCAGCATAGGCTCCAAAATGCCTGTGGACTCCTGCCGCCGCTCGCATGTCTCCTGCGGCTTCAATATAGCCGAGGTTAGTTGAGTCGGTAAAAGGGCAGGTAAATATCGTGTACCAGCGATCCCCGAGTTTATCGGTTCCGTCGGCATTGAAAAATACATCTTCAATATCCGGCGCACCGGTGCCGCCGTCGAGATACCCGTCGGAGTTCTCAATCGCCACGGTTACACCCGAAGGAGCGTCGGCCTCCTGGACATCACCGGACGGATTCTGCACTACAAGTATTTCGTTACCGGGAGTCCCTGACGTTTTCGCGGTAAGAGTAACGACTCCAGATGTATTTGCCGCCGTGACTGCGATATCGCGCTTAGCGGTAATTGCTGAAACGAGGGCCGCCGCTATAGTTGCCACATCTGCACCGCTGGCAACTGCGACAGACACCAGTACGCCGCCGATGGAAAAATACAGGGTTCCTGCGGATGTGGAAGCACCGGTGAAGGTGATCGTCTCTGTCGCATCTACCGCGCTGGCGTTATCAGGCACGGGAAAGGCATACACCTCGCAAGAGTCGAACACCGCGTCAGGCATGGCGAGCGCCTGCCTATGGATGTGGCTGCCGAATCCGAACAGCTCGCCGACTTTTTCCTTGCTGGAAACTTTGACCGGCTCATAGTCCACCACTGCGGTCTTGGCCGGATCATAGCATCCGATCAAGCCCACTTTCGGGGAGATAAACAGCCCCGCAAAGCTCCTGCGCTGGCCCGCCATCTCGATAAAGAGATTTGAGGCCCGGACGCTTTGTGCGACTTCATTAAAATTTATAGTCATGATTGCGCCTCCTTATTTGTAGTCATATTGCAGGGCCAAGTCGTTAAGTGCCTGCATTGAAATTCGCGTGAGCGATGGCAGATTTGAAAGATCGGCCACCTTATACGGGAAATAGAGTACAAGCGTCATCCGCGCCGGGGCATACACCGCCGTCGAGTCGTCGTCCTCGTGCGGATAAAATTGTAACGCCGTTTCATTGCGATAATCAATCTCGCTCACTTGAAGTCCGAAACAAATATTCGCCAGGGCTGTGATCGCATATTCAACCTGCGCCGTAAGGAGCATGAGCCGGGACATTGCCTTTTCGTCCGCTGGTTCGAGTCCATCATTCTCTCCGATGACATACATGTCGAAATTGAACGTTGCCCGGTGCGTCTTCTCGTGGATGTCTGATCGGCTCACATCTGTCTCCACTTTGTCGAGCATGATGTTCACGAGTGCTCTGTTGTGCGCTCCTTCGATATACGGACGGGAACGATTTTTCGAAACCTCAAAATCTTCCGCGCCATCGAGTTTTTCGGCGGCTGAGACGGCTTTCAATGCCGCCTCTATGCCATCCATGACTCTATCATATAACGGACGCGATATGCTCACGATCTCACCCTGTCAAGCGTCACCGTGGTGGTGAGCATGTTTAAAGTGCGATCCACCAGCGGCTCTTTGAATGAGCCGACGAGTTTATTCCCTGCGTTGTTTGTAAAAGAAAGTTTCCATCCCTCGAAAGTTTCGCCATCGTCAGCGATGGTGAAGTCTCCCAGGTGGAAAGATACGGAAATCCGGTTGCCGATGAACATCTGACCGTTAGCGTTAAAATCAATGGCTGTATGCGTGTAAAAGCCCTTGATTTTATCCGGTTCAGCGGCGTAATCGTCGCCGGTCTTTCCGTTGTTGATCTCGAAGTCGGCAGAAAATCCTCTATTCAGAATCTTCTTGTTGTCCGCTTTCGCTCTCTCGTACAGATTCACGTTCTGCGCTCACTCTCTCGATTTTATTTTTCTTCGCCGTGGCACCGGTAGAGGCATTTTCCTCACTGATTGCCCCGGACGACTGTAGATCAGACAATTGTCCCGTGTCTTTCCAGTGTCTCAACACGGTTTCCGGTACCGGTCGCCCTACGGCAAGACGGCTGAGTGTGCCGTCTATCCGTATGGGTCCGATTGGTTTCTTGACCATCATTTGCCGTCACCTTCAGGCTGTTTTGTGACCTCTTCGAGCAGCTTTTGCAGTTCGTCGTTCTCTGCCTTCAACTTCTCGTTTTCGGCTTTGAGTTCGTCGTTCTCTGCCTTCAGCTCTTTCACGCCCCTCTTTTCGAGCAGCAGATTCAATTTCTCAATCTCTGCTCTCAGCTCATCGTTTTCGGCTTTTATCCGTTCGCTATCAGCGGCAAGTGTAGCGAGTACACCGTCGGAGACAGGAGCGGCTGCCTTTTCACCGTCAGAGAGTTTCTTGACGCGCCCCTCATCGATCAAGGCTTTCAGTTCGTCCTCGCCACCGATAATTTCTTCGGCGGCAAAGCGAGAGCCAGGCTCCGCAATGCGCTTGCGGAGCGATAGGCGATCTTTTAAGAGTTTATAATTTTGTTCCATGGACTACCTCCTACCATGCAGGCAGCGTCACGCGCTGGATAAAGGAGTTGATCCCTTCGCTGTACATTATACCCTCAGCGAAATACCATGCACGTTCAGCCTGAGAGAGTGTCTTAACATCGGGTTTCAGGTCGATCTCAGCTGTGAGATTGCGCTTGATCCCGATATTCATATACCTGTTTTTCGTGGCCCCGGTGCAGGGCATAACCAGGTAGGCATATGTGTCACCGACACCGCTGTAGACTTTTTGTCTCGTGCGGCCGGTGATGGTGTTGCCATCGTAACCGATGATCTTTCGGATTGCCGACAGTGACGGGAATCCGGTGTCGGTAGAGACGGCAGCCTTTTTGATTATACCGTTTGCAACACGGGCGATATGATTTGCGGTGTACTCGCTGGCGAGACACACAAGACCACTGGACCCGATTTTCTGACCTGTGACGGGATCGGTTTTCTTTGCGAACACATCGATCGCATTTTCGAGGGTGTAATACAGCAACTCCTCGCGGGTTGCACCGGATGTCGTCGCGGCTGCGGTCGTCTTTGTCCCGGTATAAGAGCCGGCAAGTATCTTGCTGATTGCCAGGTCGTCACGCAGACTGTTGTAGCCCTCCATGACCGCGTCGTTGACTTTGTCGAAATCGAGTGACTTGTCAAACAGTGCGGCGAGGAGATCGTGAGTGAATCCGGCGGCATAGATGAAATGCTCAACCGTATCAACCTGTCCGCCCCTGGTCTCGCCCTGATTAACAGCCTCACCTGATCCGTTGTGCTCTTTAAACTCAACGGCGTAGGGGAAGAATTCCTCAACCTTAAACACCTTGTCGCTGTTCGGCATGTCGATGATCCGGTAAATATTTTCCCTGATGGTGGGATTTACAGCCTTTTTGATCGACAGGTCGATCCGTACAGCATCCCACAGGGATTCCCAGTCAGGCAGAAGGGTATTCGTAGAGCCCTGTGGACTGAATACGCCCTTTGCGACCATTTCCCGGATGCTCATTTTCTTTTTCAAGCTATGGCACATGACGGGAATGTCGAACGCGGACCCGTATCTTTTCAGGTCTTCAAAGTTCGGCATCGCTCCTTTCATTTTTGCGGCGCGTTCCATTTTGGCAAAAATTGCCACTTCTTCGGTCCCCGGCTGCCCGAGCTTGGACGCACCAACAGGGGCCGACACGCCGCACAGGTCGGCGTGCTTAAAAAACACCTCGCCAGCGCGGAGCTTGCTCTCCGCCTGGACTCGATTGGATTCTCTGGTAATTATATCCATCTGGTTTTTACCTCCTTAGATGTACAGAACGGTAATTATACCGGTCCCATTGGTTGTATCAGCGGTCAAGGTCAGACCGGCTGCAACTACAACGCTGTACGCGTTGATTAGCGTTCCAAAAGACAGGGCGTTCACGGTTGCTATCGGAACCACGCCGATAGTGTTAGTCCCATCGGTCACTGTTACGTCCTCACTCGACACCGTTGCGAGGGCTTGTCCAATAATACCCACGATTTGCGATCCGACGGGTATATCCGCATTCACAACCGGGGCACCTGCCGCATGCGATCCGGTGGGAACTGCTATCCTTTTCGCTTTCAGCGCACCGCCTATGAGAGCTTCGTTGCCCTGGGCGAACGGCCTGAAAACAACGAACGTGTGAGCGCCGGCTGATCCACCGAACTCGGTACATATCCCAACGGGGATACGTCCCGCAGCGTTGGCGGCCCTTATTGCTCCGGCTGCGCTCGATCCACCGGGAGCAAAAAAGACGATCTGTCCGACGACAAAAGTGTCGGCGGCTGCAATCTGATCAGTCTCGATGGTGCGCTCGTGATCAATATTGATCTTGCCGCTCGCTCCATCAGCGATACCGTCATATTCCTTCACCTCTCCGAAATATCCGTCAAGGTGGACGAGTTCGAGGTTCTCAACCGCGCGACCAAGATTGTTCGCAACGGTGACCTGCTTGTCGCTGAGAGTTTTCTCAACGAGTCCGGGGAAATCGTAGGTAGTCATTATTCGCCTCCTTCAAACTTGCTTTCGTACTGCCCGGTAGGCTCTTCGCCGCTCGGCGTTGCGCCTTCGCCACCGACACCGATGTCGCCTGGGGATTCGAGAGCGGCCTGGATATTGCCGTTCGACAGCACGGCCATGATTGACAGCGTGGCCTCTTCTTTCGTTTCGCCGTTTTTAATGCACTCGTCAATTTTCGAGCACACAGCGGGTATCTTTTTAAACTCCGCTTTTTCTTTCATGGAGAGCAGGGCGGCTACCCGGTCTTTCTCCTGTTTTACTCCCACCGCCACGGCTGCGGCATAGATGGCGGGGTGCTCTTTCATAAGCTGCTCTAAATTCATGATTTGAGCCTCCTGTGGATTATTTTGTCCGCCTGTGGCGGTAATTTCCTTTTTCGGTTGCTGTGGTTGAGGCTGTGCGCTCGATCCGTGTTGTGCGGTAGCGTCTAACGCGTTTCGTGATAAAGAAGGAATATCCTTTATCATCGCGGCGACTTTGAGAATGTCGTCTTTGCCTCTCGGGTCTACTCGCATTTTTTCCATTACAGTCTTTACTTTCATTGCGCCAAGAGCGAGAGCAATCTCCTTGTTTTTCTCGCCTTCGGTCGCCGGGATAATCTCGTCAACAAGTCCGGCGGTTTTAAGTTCTTCGCCGAAATACCACGTTTCGGCGTCCATGATCGCCTTTGCTTCCTCGACGCTTATTTTCATTTTTGCGGCATAGGCGGCAGCCATGAGACCCGACATGCCCTTGAAAACCTGCGCCGTTTTTTCCATTTCCCGATAGTCTCCAACGGCTCCGCCCCATACATTGTGAATCATTGCATAGGTGTTGCTGTATGCGGAAACAAGGTCAAATACGGGATTGACGAGGTTGTACGATCCCATTGAACACGCTTCACCGATCACCGTTAGCGACAACTGGGCGTCGGGGAATTTCTTTTTATAACCCTGGAATAAATTAAAAATAGTTATCCCATAAGACACATAGCCGCCAGGAGTTGACATATATACGTCGAGGTCGTCACCGTTGGCTTTTTTGAGATCGTTTCCTATCCTTTCAGGGTCGACCTCCCATCCAATTTCTCCGATTATTTCCATTCTTGTTGGCATTCGATTACCCCTCTATTTCAATTCGCTCCTGCATTGCTCATAATTGCGATATTTCACCGCATCCTGATAATCAACCGGGTTCGCTTTTCCGTCTTCGCTGATTCCGAACGCCTCGCCCTGGCAATATATTCGGTGCAACTTCTTATAACAGGCCTCCGAGGGCGGGACCGTGGCCGATTTATCTTTCGCCTGGTAATACAGTTTATAGGCATTCAATGACATGTTGCATTCTGCCGGGAGTTCCTCGATCCATATCGGATCGAAGGATTTGCACGAAAGGCAACTGAAGGCAATGGTTGCGCATAACGTCAAAAGCAGAAAAAAAATTATTCCTGTTTTTAAATCACTCCATCCAATTTTTAAACCATTTATTCCGAACATGTTATTCCCCCGCTGGCATAGTCGGCGCGTATTGCACTTCAAATTTCGCCGGGAATGTTTTTTCGAGAAAAGTCCCCGACGCGTCGGAAATCTCGACCCATGCTTTATAACTCCCGACAGTCAGTAAAGACGTATCCGCTTCGGTGATAATGTGTTTTGCAGTACGGCCGAGTTCGCTATCATATTCATATCCAGCATCCCAGGAGCCAAGCACATCGGCGGTACTATCTGCCCTTTTGCTCTCATAGACAATGGTCAAAACCTTGTCCGATAGATCGAGATCAGTGTCAATCGGGATGACGAGCGGCTTTGAGTATTCACCGAAAATCAGTATTTTATCTGTGCCACTCATTCCCTCACTGTCTCCTCCTGTTCACTGCAATTTCACCTTGTCCAGCAACACTCTTCTATTTAAGTCTACTTTATTGAGCGTTATACTACCGTTATGCGAAACTTTGTCAAGCATAATCTTAGCGTTATGCGATACTTTTTGTAAAATTAGCGCTTTTAATATGACTTCTATAACTGGAGTAGCAATACGGATAGCGTCCGTTATGCTCATCGACTCGGAGAGGGAGGCAGTAAACTGAGCGACTGACTGCATAATGTCGGTAATGGTGACCGCTTCAGAGAGCGTCCCCTTAAATTCAGCCGCTCCTCTTAGCTCGTCCGACACATTGAGAGTTTCGGCCAGGGTGGACATAAACGTCGCCGATGCCGAACAGGAGTCGGAGATTCCTATGGAATCAGACAGGGTGAGAAAAATCGCATTTGCATAGCTGATGAAATCGGTAATTGTGAGACTTTCAGAAAGAGTCCCGGTGAAAAGAGCGGTAGACACAAGGGCATCCACAACAGGAACCATCTCGGAGAGTGTGGCTTTGAGTATGGCTAATGATCCCAAAAAATCACCGACGGAAAGCGAATCAGCGAGAACCGCATTGAGTATCGCAGCAGAAATGAAATTATCGGAGATATTAAGAGAATCGGCCAGCGTTCCGTTGGCTTCGAGTCGCGCTCCGTCGGAATCTGAGATCGTGATCTCATCGGACATCGATGCGCCGAACACAGCCTGGGAGGCAAGAGCATCGGAGGTTGAGAGAGATTCGGAGAGGGTGCAGTTGTAGGACGAGCCGCCGGACTGCCATGCCCACGTTCCCCAAAATGTGGCGTTGTCAAGCAGTTGATCGGATTCGTGGGCATGCCATGCGGCCGACCTGACGGCGGTATCTATCGATACATGTTGCAATCGGCCATCCATGTAAGACGTTCCGCCATTGCGTTCGCGACCCATATTGAGAGGCTCACCCGATAAAGACATTTCTGATGTCCTGGCATAATCATCAACCAATCCCCCATCGAGATAAAACGCCAAATTACCCGACAAATAGGTATAACTGAATGATAGTGTATGCCAGTCTCCATATATTGCACCAGTATTTATATATTCAAATGATCCATCGATGCGAAGATAATTATAACCGTCGTTTCCCATAAACCAACGCCAGCCAGAACCCATGATGCCGTGTGCAGCGTCTGCATCATCAATATGCACCAATACTGATGCCGTCCAGTCTCCCGATACGGAAAAATCGGAATCGGTGTCAATATACTCAGAGCTTGCGTCGTCAAAATCTACAGCGGAACCGATAAGTCCCGAAACCTCTGACGGGGTATTATATCCTGTAGCTGTAACTCCCGCGATACGATCGGCATCTAGAGGGGTTGGAAAATACCAACCGTGATAACTATCATATGCGTTGTCAGAGCCGTAAGTATCGCTATCAGACACTGCCGCATTACGAGTGTTCGGCGGATATATCCTTACTTGCTGTGTGCCAGATGAGGCAAGAGTTCCGGACCACTTAACCCGAAGCAGTCCAGTCTCTCCTGAGTTGTCAAAATCGATCCAGTCACATGCAAGCTCTGTACCGTCTCCCATTGCCGCACGGCCCCGTGTGCCATCAGATGAATCGACATCAGCCCACCATGACGACGACATGCGTGACAGATCGACGATAAACGTAAAATCAGTCAGCGCGCTAGACGGATTGCTTATCGTGCCAAGGTCATATCCGGTTGCGGGCAATGCCATTAAATAAACCTCTTAAAAATCCACTGTATTATCTGCGTGTATCGCATGTTCCTCAACTCACCGGCCAAAGAGTAATCGATAATTCCCCATCCTGGAACCATGGTTCCATCCTACGATAGCGTTAACGTATAACTCACATTTATCGTGTCGCCTGACACAACCGAACGATCCCCTTCTGTGAACGCAACCGCCGATAACAGTACGCCGCCGGTACTGTCTTTCGTCGCGCTGGCCCCGGTCCCGAAAACGATAAAGCCGCCTTTCAGCGTTCCCGATTCATTCGGAGCAAAAGACAGAGAGGCCGACAACGCTTTCGCGCCCGATGCAGCTGCAGCCCATGCACAGGTCTTTCGGTCTCCAGTATAGTTCGGCGCGTTCGTCGGGCCTGCCTCTTTCCAGCCAGAATGACTCCCCATGGCATCGCCAGCCGCAATTGCCGACCAATCGACTGAGCTTATCAGGCCCATGTATGCCGCTGCGGTGTATGATGATCCAGCAAGAGCCGCGTCCAGCAGGGCGTTTCGGCCCACGGTCACGACAAGATTGTCGGTATCCTCCCGCCATTTCAGGCGGCCGTCTTTATCAAAGCACTCAAATGTATATTTGCCTTTAATTCTCAATTTGTCGCTCAATTTGTCGCTCTTTCGCTTCATGTTGTCCTCCTGTTTATGTCTCATTATTTTTGCTTTTTTGTCAGTCGTTTCAATGCCCGGCCAAGTCCCACCTCGAAGCTGGAGAGCCGCTCAACGTCGGTACGCCCGCTCTCTCGATACCCGCCGACAAGAGCCTCGCCGGTCTTCTCTCCGTAGTATTCAAGTGTTTTATTGTCCACAAACGACCGACGGTTACCAAAAAGCCAAAGAAAGCAATTTTTAAAAAAAGCAAAAATCTGATTCGAATTAAGGATTCCCATCTCATATCTCTCCGGCCCCGTTAGTTTATTTTGCTCTCAATTTTCGTGAGTCTATCACGCAATTCCTGCATCTTTTCAAATCGGCGCTCCTCGATATCGGCTCGCAGTTCGTTCATTGCTCTGAGCTCGCCGAGGGTGTAGTCCCTGAGTTCGTCAAACTCGCGCTTGACCGACTCCTGTTCTCGGCTAAGTCGTTCGAGCCACCCGGAGAACATCTTCATTACCTGACGCACGATGGCGACTACAAGAACAGCAACAAGGTATACATACCGAGCATTATCAACAGCAAATCCATTAAGCGCAGCCAGTAGTGTTTGAAAAACTGATTGATCCACATTGCCGCCTCACTGTTTATTATATTGAATATTGACGCCGGGCTTGATCGTCACATGCTTGCCAATATACCCGAAAGAGGTCAAAAACCACAGACCCAGAATTATTACAATTATCCCGATCAGAAGTTCTTTGCCTTTATATTTGACTGTTCCTATGACAGTACGTGGCAGCCATGGCAAGCTCATGAGCCATTCGTTCTCTGCGATCAGTTCTTTTTTTGTTTTCTTTTTCTTTGCCATGTTTTACCCCACAACTTCATATTTTTTCCCGAGTTCATCAAAGTACTTTAACGGATTATATGGAGTATGATATTTCCATCTCTCAAAATGTAGGTGTTCTCCATATCCCTTTTCGATCATGTATTCCGTTCGCGTCGATTGTCCGACCACAGTCCCCTCGTCGTATATATCACCCTGGACGAACTCAACGGGCGTTATGTGGGTAAACTTAATTTCACCACCCGATTTCACCGGTGTGAAAACATGAGTCCACCCCCATTTCTCTTGATGCACTGAGCGCAAATATATAGCATCCTCTGGGAGAACTGCGTCAAGACGGTATCTGAAGGCATCGTCCCATGAACGGATGTCAACCCCCTTATGTGGCACACCGCCACGAACTCCGAACGGAGAAGTGATTTTCATCGGTCCCGAATCGGTCTTAATCATGCCGCCTGTCCTCCGTCCGTCACTGTTGTTGCGCCGGTTTTCTGTCCGTTCGCCATGCCGCCGCCCTTTGACGCGGCCATGTACACCTCGACCGCTGCGGCAAGCTCTTTCAGTTCAAGCGCAGTCCTGCGCAAGTTCTCGTCATAGTCGCCACCGCCGCGTTCTGCTGCGATCTGCTGGCCGGTTTTATATGCGTGGAGCTGCTCCTCGACGTGCGCTTTTACACTGCGCAGCGGGTCGATGTCCGGCCTCTGGTTGCCGATCCAGGAAGCATTCGCCCACGCGTTGCGCTCTTCCTCGTATTCCCAGCCCGGCGCGGTAATCTTTTCCCGATCGATTTCGCCCCATAGCCACATTTTATACACCACATCGCAAAAATCCCACCCGTGATCCATACGAAAACGCTCAACCGCATTCCAGAAAAGGAGCAGCTCGCCCCTGGCCCCCGTATACGACTGGTTAAAATTGTATTCAACAGCCGACAATGGTGTATTGAGAGACGAGGCGATGCTCTTTTTCACTTCAGAGCAAAACGCGCCGAACCCGGCAGTTGGCCGTTTCGTGTCAAACGACTCGATCTCGTGCCCGGCGGGAATCTCGTCAACAATCAAGCCTCCGTGCTCCATATCGACGGTCTCAATCTTTGATTTCCAGTCGGTCGTTTGTGTCCGCACGACCTCAGATGTGCTCTTTTTTTGCACTCCGCGCGGGATTGTCGGTTTGCCGTCGGTGTCTTTCGGGGGCTTAACCCACACAGCAAATATGGCGTTAATAATCGCAGCCTGGAGTTCGAGCACCTGGTAATCTGCAAGCTTCGTCATTTCCGGCATTGAGCGAGAGAGTATTGGAATTCCCCGGCGGTGCCGTTCGTTATCGCCGAGATATTTGTGGATCACAAAAGTGCGGCCTGATTTCGGCCCGGTTTTGAGGATGCGTTCGGTCGAGTTTGTGATATCGTTATATATATGATACGCGACCGCCTCATCTCTCGCGTCATATTCAATTCCGTTAATCAGGCGATTCCCTGCGGCAGCTGGGATGCTCCCGCTGCGCACGTTTTCGGGCGGGATTATTTGTATTCGGAGCGGATTTTTATTCAACGTCCCGGCATAACGGAGGACCGCAAAATATTCACCATCTTTCAAGAGATAGAAAAACAGCGTCCGAGTGAGTTTGTAAAAATTGCGTTCGTTGCGGTAATCGACATAGGGCTGTTTCGCCCAGTTGCGGAAACGCGCCTCAGTGAGCGTCTGCCACTTCTTTTTTGCCTCATCGTCTGCAAATTTTGGACTGTCGAGCAAATCCCAGGAGGGCATTGATTGAAGATCGAGCTTTGCTCCTACCACTGTATCCACAAGCCGGTCTATAATTGCCCGTCCCGTAGGGCTCTCCCAGTATGCTATTCGGGAGGCCTTGCGGAGGATCGTATTATCGGTACCCCACCATCCGGTATTATTCGATGCGCCGGAATTGGAATAGATAGATTTTTCTACGCTGCTATATAATTCAGGAGACAGCGCGCGAGGAGGTTCCGCCAGCGAGAGGAGGGATTCGGCAAGGCGAGATTGCATTCGGAGGGCTTCCTTTTTCAAGGTCAGCTCTTGCCGCTGGAGTTCGAGGCGCATGGCTTTCGCCTCGGTGCGCCGCTGGCGGAACCCGGACACGCTTTTTAAAGGGTTTTGGATTTTAGGCATTTGCATATATTATCCCCTGTAAAATTTTCCACCGTATAACTTCGCCGTCGTCTGCCCGGTTTTAATTGTTCTGGCTTCATACCACGAATTGAGAATATCGGCCGCCTTGTCTGCGTCTTGACTCTCAACTCTCTGTCGGGTCTGCGAGTCGGAAAGATCATAGAGTTTTATCTCTGTGGCATTCTCGACCATCGCGGTATATTTCGCAATCTTCTCGTCTATCTCTTCGAGAGTATGAGCTTTTGCCAACGCTGAAGGATTTAGTTTTGACATGTCGCACCTTTGGGCGTATAATACACGTTAGACGATATATGTCAACAGAAAGATTATGAGAAATAAAAAAAATGTTATGCGGTTATGCGGCATATAAGAGAGCGGCCTCCTGCTCGTTGATAAAAACGTCGTTGTCCGGTTGAATCTCGACAAGTTTCTGCGCTTTTCGCTTCTCGTTTTCAATCTCAAAATAGCGGTCAAACGCGAATTGATAGGCCGCAATATTGTATTTTGCAACGTCGAAAACCTCGTTCCTTCGCTGTTTTCGGTTCTCAATTGTAATACGCTGTTTGCCGTTCTTTTTCGTCTCAATGAAAATTTCCTCAGAGGTGAGCTGTTTATAAAATTCCTCTCCAAATGCCTGATCGCCTTTTCTAGGAAAGTGCATATAGCCGTAAGGGTATCCCTCCGCGTATGGTGTTTTTCGCAGCGTTCCGTATAACGCGAATTTCAATTTCTGGTCCGACAGGCCCACGACCGGCGTTTTAATGTCGCTCTTCATGATCTTTGTAGTCTTCCCGGCGTCAATTGCCTCCCGCGCCAATACCGGATACACGCCGGCAATTGATTCCTGGTGGTAATCAAATTGATCGCAAAAATTATATACCTGGTCTTTATGATATTGAGAATCAACAAAGGCGATCTGTACGTTCATTTCAACGTTATCCGCCCGGCGGTATGTTGCCGTGACAATCTCTTCAAGTTTTTTCCAGCATTGATCCTCAACGAGATGAGGTGATCCCGGTATATTCCAGTAATCAATGAACCACGACTCTTTATTGCGTCCCCATCCAACGAGGCCCGCTTCAATCCGGTCCCCCTGAACGTCTGCGGCCAGCGTAAGAAAGATCACGCGGTCGCTGATATAGCCACGCTCCCATCCCTCTGCATTTTTCCGCAGCTCGTGAATGTCCGGCGCGTCGATACGCTCCTGCCATGTCTCGCCGAGAACATCATTGATGAAATCCGGGAGGAGTAGGGGATCGTCTTTCACTTTTTCCCATTGCAGCACGATGTCAATCCACGACCGAAACCCATACAGGGCGTTAATATGATACGACCGCACGAATGGCCGGGAGGGCTTCTTCGTTGGTATCCATTCTGCAGTCCCTCCACGCCCTTTTTCGAGGAGTAATTCCCGTTTCTCATGCTCGAGAATTTTCCGCCCGCAATTCACGCACTCATAATAAACCGGATTCTTCTCGATGGTCTCCACGCCGTTAATTATCCGGTACTGTATATCCGGCTTGCCTTCCTGATTCTTATCCCATTTTAATTGAGCCCATACTAACGGCTGTTGTATCCCGCAATCGGGGCAGGTGAAATTATAATACCGCTTATCCCCTTCCTCGCATTTCGGTTCAATTTGAGAGGTGCTTTTTTGCTTTGGCGTTGACCCGCCACAAATCTTTCTCAGATTCCCGTATGAATCCGTCCGGCGTTCCGCTTTTTCGAGCGGGTTTCCAGTACTCGTCCCACCCTTGACTATGTTCTGCGGATAAATATCGATTTCGTCCTCATGGAGACAGCGGTTCGGAAACGATCTGAGTTTGCTCTCCGAGTTCGGTCCGACGGCTCTCATAAACGTGCCGCCGTAGGACTTCGAGTCCATCCGGTCCCCGGTACTCTTCCCTTTTTTCTTTGTGATGTTCGCCCTGATTTTCTCCTGCAATCCTGCCGAGTAGATCATCTCGTCTACTCTCTTTTCCATTTGTTCCTCGGCCATGGCCTGGTCACCGGAAATATAGAGGAGGGGACCGATACTGTATTCAATACAATACCCGATATGATTCTCATACACGCCGACCGTAAAGCCGACCTGCGTTGCTTTCATGACATATACTTCCTGGACCGGTGAGAGGACCGAAAGACAGTCGGCAATCTCTCGCAAATATGGCGCATTGTCATAATCGTATCGCCCCGGAATAGCCGCAAGCCCCCCGGAAAGCGTCCTTTTGCGTTCCGCCCACTCGCTAACCGACTCGCTGACGTTCTCCTCCGGGAATGCCGAAATCAGACCGTCAAGGTACATTTCCATATCGTCTAACGTGTCAATGGTGAGAAATAAAGCAGGGGAGAGAAGGGGGCGTGTCATGATACAATCAGCCCCCTATTTTTTTTGAGGTTTGATTTTTAAAATCCTGAACGAGCTTTTTCACTTCTTCGTTGATTATTTTCTCTATTTCTTTTTCCATGCCCACTCGCTCGACCTTCTGGCAAATTCGTGTACTCGTCCGACGGCCAAGATCAACGAACATCTGTATTGATTGCCCCATTTCACGGAGGCGTGATTCGATGATATCTCGACGGACAAGATTCCCGAGTTTCTCCTGCATCTCAATTGCTTTGAGCTGCACCTCGGTATACGTCTTCAATTCTTTGAGCGAGGTCGGTTTATAGTAGGACAATTCCTCGCCGACATCCACTCCCTCATCTGGGCTGATCTCAACGATCTTCTTTACTCGTTTTCCGGCGGGTTTCCGTGCTCCCGCCGCCTTGCCCGGCCCCCCTTTTTTCTCCGCCGGACCCGTCGTTTTCTTCCCCTGGCTCTGCCCTGTGTGCCGTTTATCCTCGCTCACCGGCACCTTTTCGATCCCTGGCTGTGTCGCGTTCACCGCTTTTTTCGGTGCTTTCTCAGCCTGTGGCGGTCGCTCCTTTTTCGGCTTCGGCGGTTTCTCCGGCTTTTTGCCCTCCATATATAGCAGCCAGTGAGGATGTTCGATGTCTATCATGTTGTCGCCGTCCTGATCCACGGCGAAAAATTCCCACACGCGGCGGGATAGTTTATGGATATTCTGCCGCGATACTCCTTTCAGTTCTGCAGCTTCGAGTTGTGAGATGAGCTTCATGTCCCGAACCCCGCTTTCTCCAACGGTATTCCTCCGGGCCCGGTCGCCTCTGTCATTTCTCCAGTCTGTTCCCGCCTCTCCTCTCTTGCAATAACGTCCCCGCTGTCACTCCTCAGTCTTGCCTCCAGCGATTTCACCCGCCTGTCTTTCAGCCTCAACTGTGTATCATAGAACATGATGATCTGCACCAGCTCCGCCGTTGTCCGCTGTCCAAAATCGTACACGAACCGCCCGTCATCGTCAATATCATCCGGGGGCACGCATAAAAATTGATAATCAATTCGCTTAATCATTTTTCGTCTTCTCGTCTCTTCTTCTCGCTCGGAAATATACTTTCGCATAACGTCCTTTGTCAACAAAAAAATGTCAACTGTTATGCGATGATGTAAAAATCATCAAGGATGGGAGAGGGCCGGTTGACCATGTCGAAAAATGTGAGTCGAAGGGGCGCGGGCTCGAGTAGCACCCCACCGGGCGGTCGGAAGTTGGACAGTACCTTTTGAATTGAGGCGCGACAGCGGCAGGGAGGGACAGAAATATAACAAAAGTTGTGCGAAAAATTAAAAAACTGAGAAAAAACTGATTACAGGACTTTTCGACATAATAAAGAAGAATGGCAAAGTGGCAAAGTTTAAGCTACTTTTGTTCCAGTTTTTCAAAACATGGAAATCGGCTATCATGCTAGCAACAATCTTGAAATCCTGCCATAAGTTGAAAAAAACTCTGCCACTCTGCCACTTTTTGAGAAGTTGATACCATATGTTGCAATAAACGCCTGTAATCGGATTTTCGAGTGGCAAAGTAGGGGTTTAAACTATGCCGGTACTTTGCCGATTTGGGGGTAAACTATGCCACTGAGCGGGTGCTCGTGGTTGGTGCTTAAGGAAACACTGAAATATACAAAAGATAGGGAATGTTGAGAAACGGCAAAAAGTGGCAAAGTACCGGCATAGTTTGAAAACAAGAATGCCACTCGGTTTTTTGGAAACCTGGAGGAGACCTGTAATAGACCTGTCGCAGACCTGTAGTTTTGAGAGGCGGGAAAACGGGGCCCGGGCGAGGCGGTTATGCGGCGGATGCGGGCGGTTATGCGGTGAGGTCGGGCGTGCGGATCGTGGCACGATGGGCCAGATTAATAGCAACTCGTCAACTTTTTTTGGCCGGGAAAAAAAAATGATTGAATCTTACAAACGGGGCGTTATATGGTTGCGCACGTTAGATGAAACAGGGGAGGGACAAGCCCTCCCGTAATTATTTCTTTGTTTCACGTTTTTGTAATTCAGACTTTGCAGCTTCGAGCTTTTCTTGTATATGTTGACCTCTCTCAATTTCAGCAATGTTTAAAGAGGCACGCTCATCGAGCAAAGGATTTGATAGTGAATTAAGAGTAAGTTCGAGGTTGTTGATGAGGGTTTTAAGATCATCGTCAGAATAATTTTTAGGCATGGCAATTCTCCTTTTGGGTAGAGTTTCGTGCCTTCTGACGGCTAATTAAGGAGATTGTAAATAAAAAACCGGTTTTTGTCAAGTAAAAATATTTATCGGAGACATGAACGAGGGGGGGGATTTATGAACATAAACACATGGCAGCAAGGATATTTTGTAGATCAACGCCGATATTCAGGGTGGACAAAAGAGGAGAAAGAAAAAGCCGACAGAGATGAGCGACTGAAAGTTCGTCCTTCACCGACAGGTAATGCAATATGTTTCTGTAGCAATCCAGAAGATGCCAAGTGGATTGCCGAAAGGTTGAACATGGCGGCTAATCTGGAAGAAATGACGTATAATTTTACAACAGGAAAAAGTGACGGAAGTGATATTGTCGATTATGTGCGAAAGGCAATTGATAGAATATAGTCTGCCCGGTGTTTCCTTAACAGATACTGGTATTGAGGAGGAGTTTATGAAAATTTTACTGGGGCTAATAGTTTTATTTACAATTTGCTCTTTCGTAAATCCATGGGAACACAAATTGATTGATATTATTGACATAAATGGATTGAGGATTGAAGTCGATATAAAACCACAGATGTTAATAGGGTTTACACGAGAGTGGCATTCTTTGTGTATAGGAATGCCATTTTGCGACCTTTGGATACAGTGGGGAAAAGACATTATTAAAGGTGGCCCTAGAGGTTAGGTTAAGCGGCGTTGGCCTTATTGGGGGACGTTATGGGAATGAATAAAAGCATACAATATGCTATATTTTGTGAGAATTGGGGACCAGGAATATGTCCTCAAGGGTTTGAAGATTTTGCAGATATTAAAAGCCCAACTCAATATTTCAAAAGAAAAGGATGGGTGCGTACCGGTGGTGATAAGTGGTATTGTCCCGATTGTGCAAAGAGAATGGGAATCAAGTGGGGCCAATGACCGCTTAACAGTCAATTTTAACCGCAGTCGGTATTTCCGATTGAGCGCAGCGCCGGTTAAAATGTGTTGGGCGATTTGCTCAATATTAGCAGGGGGAAATTGTGGAAACTTTTAAATTTAGAACACCAAAGACAAATAAAATCATAACCATTAAAAAAACATGCAATCTTTGTAAAAACAGATGGATGTGTAAATCAAAAGAAACTGCATGCAAACTATTTGATGCCGAGGATGGTTACTGCGCGAGATCACTACCGAATCACGATTGTAAATATATAAATTATGGATGTAGTGATTGCACACTATAAAGATAGGGCATTTCGCCCAACAGTACGCATCCGCATTGCGTATTAACTCATAAAATAACCAGGAGGGCAGGATAATATGAGCGACCTTAATGTCCTTTCCGTCATCGAAAAATATCTCACTGATAACAAATTCGACGGCCTATATGTCCCTGGGGAATGTGCGTGCCGCGTGGGCGATCTCATGCCGTGTCAGGGGTTCTGTGGTGATTGCCTGCCTGGATATCTTGGACCGGGAAACGAGGAATGTGGCTGGAGCATAGGGGCGGAAAAAACGGAGTAGATCATGCCGAACGAGAAGAACAAACAGACGGAATCGTCCGTGCCGACAACGTTAGACGAATCGAATAACACGGAGAACACCGGCAAGGTGCAACACAATACGCGAATCAGCCAGACAACGAAAAAGCTACTGAAAAAGGCATGTATTGATTTCGATATGGATGAGCAGACTTTTACGGATATCGCGTTGAATAAATACATTGATTTTCTCTATGGAGAGGCGGGGCCGGTGAGTGACGAGAGTTTGAGGAAGATAGAGAAGTGAGGGAGGGGGCCTTGAATCTTGATTGCATCATGTCAGAGTGCTTCTGTAGTTGGGTGATTGAGCGGAATATCCGTGGCGAGAAAGTATATTTGTGTAACGCTGGATACGATAGAGATGATCGCGGTCCGGATACATGCAAGTCGTATTCCAGGAGATATGAGTGTGCCGGCGGGTTGGTTTTCAGGGAAGGGGAATACACAAAAGAATATTGTCAGGAGTGCACAGATTTATGTGCCTCTACAGCCTGCCCGGTAGCTGAGAAGAGGAGAAGCAAGAAGTGAATCATCAATTTAATAATAACTATGTGACATTCGGCGATCTGTTCGCTGGAGGTGGAGGCGTCACCACAGGAGCATTATCTGTTCCAGGTATCCGCGTATTATGGGCGTTGAACCATGATGAGATATCAATCAAGACACACGAAAAGAATCATCCAGAGACAATACATTATCAGGCTGATATCAGACAGCAGAATGAGAAAGAACTGGACCCGGTAGATATTTTATGGGCGAGTCTGGAATGCACAAATTATTCCAATGCCAAGGGTGGACAACCCAGAGATGCCGACAGTCGCACGCTGGCCTGGGAATTGCCCCGCTATATCAAGCATTGCCGCCCGTCGGTCATCATCATTGAAAATGTGCGGGAGTTCCTCGCCTGGGGCCCACTCAATGAAAAAGGAAAACCGGTGAGCAGACAAAAGGGCGAGGATTTTTCCCGATGGATAAAGGCTGTCAAGGAGTTGGGATATATAAATGTGGACTGGAGAATATTGAATGCTGCAGACTTCGGGTGTCATACCAGGCGGGAACGGTTATTTATTATATTCACGCGGGATGTACCGATCAACTGGAAAGAGGCGACTCATCATCCAGAGGGGAATAATCTTTTCGGTCTTCAGAAATGGCGGCCGGTGAAAGAGTGCATCGATCTGGATAACCATGGCCGATCTATATTCGGGAGAAAGAAGCCCTTGTCAGAAAATACACTGCGACGGATAGCCGGGGGAATAAAAAGGTTTTATCCCGATATGTGCTTTTTGATGAAATACTATAATTCATCATGCAACCCTGAATCTCAGAATCAAAGCGTCAATGAGCCCTGCCATTCGGTGACAACAAAAGACCGGTTTGCCTTGGTGAATATTGAGAAGAAACATTTTATGATGAAGTATTATAGCGGAGGGGATCATGTTTTTGAAGTTAATGGACCATTGCATACTATAACCACTATAGATCATCATGCTTTAATCTCTGTGGAGAAGAAACAATTTATAACAGATCATATCTGGGGTGGAAGGACTCAGGGAACCTGTGAACCACTCAAAACGCAGATGACCAGACAAACTAAACAGCTCATTACATGTGAGAAATTCCAGTTTATCTCTGCATATTTTAACAGCTCGGGGCGGCCTGAGACACAGAATCAGAGTCTGGATAAACCACTCAATACAATCATGACAGCGAATAAATACGCACTGGTATCCGGCTTTGATTTTGATATAAAAATGAGATTTCTCACGCCTGATGAATTGGCAAAGATTACCGGGTTTCCGGAGGGATATTTTGATCATGCTGGTCTGAATATATCCAAAAAATACCAGGTCAAAATGATAGGCAATGCGGTACCAGTAAATCTTGCTGCGGCAGTAATTGAACCAATGGCAATTATTCTCGAAAATATAAAGTTTCCCATGGTAGCAAACATTTAATGACACCCGACATTTTTAACGAAGCGCGCCGCCGCGTATCCCGCTCACTCATTGAGCAGTATTTCGCCGCGCCTGGTGCGCACTGGGACGGGTCCGAGTATTGGACGCTAAATCCCACACGCCGCGACAAGAAAGTCGGGTCGTTTCATATATCCGCCGAAGGGCAGTATTTCGACCACGCTACTAAAGACGGAGGAGACATAATTGACCTATTGGTTGCCATCCACGGAGTCACAAAAAAAGAGGCGGCTGAAAAGATCATCAGCGATACCGGCGGCACTACACCCTCCCAGGAGAAGCGGCAAAAGATCGAGCGGGAACAGCAGGCGGACCGTAAGGGCGTCAAAAAAGAAAAGCCACCGGCACAAATACCGATCCCGGAGGCCGAACGCGAGAGCCTTGTCCGTACCCTGGAAAACGACTTTTTCAGGGAGAAGTACGGGGAATTCACCGCCGGATATACATACAAGACTATGGCGGGCGACTGGGCATTTGTGGGGGCGCGTTTCGAGCGGAAACAGGTTGATGCAGAAGGCCGGGAATACATCGAAAAAAACGTGGTGCCGTTCTATTTCACAACAACGGGAAAATGGAAAAACGCTCTGCCTCCGCTACCTGGGAAATTGCCGTTGTACAAGATAGACGAGTTCGGGGCGATGAAGAAAAAAACCGGGGCGCGCTTCCTCATCGTCGAGGGCGAGAAATGCGCACAGGTGATGGTCCCCGGCTGGATCGTCGTCTCGTGGGTCGGCGGCACGAATAAGGTTCATCTATCCGACTTTTCACCCCTGGCTGATTACCCGGTAGCGATATGGCCGGATCATGACACACAAATAGACAAAGAGACGGGCCTGCCTCTCCCTGACGTAGAGCAGCCAGGAATAAAGGCCGCACTCTCAATCCGGGAAGCTCTGCCACACGCTCAGATTATGGATGTGCGGGACCGCCCGGGGGACGGCTGGGACATCGCCGACGCTGCCGAGAGCATGTCGCCGGAGGAGTTGGCCGCGTATGTAGAGACCTGCCCGCGACTATTCGAGGAAATGCCCTGGGAGCCATACGACGCATTCCGGCAGTTCGTCGCGGATCGCTACGAGGACCGAAACCTCGAACACATAGACGGTCTGTTTTGGGAGTACAAGGCGGACGCGCATTGCTGGCGCGAGGTGATGCAGACTAATATTAAGACAGATATTCTGTGGTGGATGGAACAGAAAAAGATTGTGAAATTCCTCCAGAACAACGCCAAGGCGGTGCATACATTCCTGAAAAATACCGCGTCTCACCTCGAATTTTATTCCACCGGTTATTCGGGGAGAAATCCGTTCAAGGAATCGGCCATCATGCCATATATCCATTTTATGAACGGGGCTGTTGAGATCAAAAAAACCGGTGTGAAATTCCATGAACGTGCCCAGGACAATGAAGATTTTTTCCGGCGATTATACCCGGTGCATTGTCTTGATTTTGATTTTCATCCCGAGGCCTACGAAGGTGCCCCACTGTCGGAAACGGCACCGGCATTCCATTTTTATCTGCGGGAACTCATCCCGCCCGAGGACCGGAGGCGGTCGGACTACGAGGAGCAATTGCAACTCACCATTGATTTTTTCAGCCAGATAATTGCTTACGCTATCAACCCGATAAAAAAAGAGCCGTACTTTTTCGCATTGTATGGAGCACAGAGGGCCGGGAAATCGTTTTTTATTGATATCCTCGAACAGCTCATAGGGCAGCAGTTTTTCGTGAAGCGACCGACCTCGGATATGATCGGCAATCGCTTTGCAACGTCTGATTTGTGGGGTGCAAAAGTGTTCGTGGACGATGACGTGGAGAGCAACCTGAAGCTGCCAGACGCGTTTATAAAAAACAACTCAGGGAATAAAGGGATCACGGTCGAGCGCAAGCACATGACGCCGGTGCATGGAGTAAAAATATCCGTGGCGATGTTTTTTCTATCCAATCACAATTTTAAAATATCTGGCGGTGCTGAAGGACTTGCCCGGCGATTTGTATATGTGCCATTTGATCGGGAAATCAAAAACCCGGACGTGTATCTGCTGGACAAAATTTGCGGGAAAGAGCCGAAAGACTTTGAGAGCGGCGACGCGGTGGGGCAAACCTTCGATGAGCGCCCGGCTATTATCGGCATGGCCCTGAGAGGATGGGAACTTTTCAGGAAAAATAATTATCGATTTGTAATGCCGGACTGGATCAAGCGAGAGCGTGACAAGTGGCTCATGGAGTCGTCGAGCGTGTCGCAGTGGTTTTATGAGGAATTCCTCGATAGCTACAAAAGCGACCGGATCAGCAGAAAGGAATTTTATGATCAATATAAATCATGGTGTGACGAAGAAGGCCGCAAGGCCATGGGGAAAATCAAGTTTTTTGAGGAAGCCAGGCGGACACGACGAATCAAGGAGATTAAGGGGAATATGGACCGGTACGTGGAGATATTGTCAGACATTGACGATACTCCGAGCGACGAAAAATTGCAGGAAGAAATACCGTTTTAATAATGAGCGGAAATGTAACAGGAGGAAGACATGAAACAGATTGTACGAAAAAGACCGTGGCGACTCGGTGAAGGTGATGAACTATTCGATCGCAAGACAGGACAGTGGTATCCAGTAAAAGGCTCGTCGATATCTTCGCGGCACACAGGAGCCACTCAATCAATTGACTGGATATATATTGATGGCGCGGCTTACGGGTATAAGGCGCTATGTATACGTTTTGACAGAGATCATCGGGGGCTCGTGGTGCGGGTAGATGCGAAAGAGTAAAAAAATTTAATTTTTTGAAAAAAAATGCTTGACATGTACGTACAAATGACGTACATTCATAATATAACAAATTAACAACCGGCGGGTTTAAAACGCAGGAGGCTTACATGAAACACCCTCAATACAAATCACCCAAAGGCCAAGTTTACACATGCGTAGCATGGGCCATCGACTTCGGTCGTACCAACTGGGAATGGTACGGATTCGAGAAAGAAGATGGAAACATCTATTTCGGGTTCGTCCATGGTTTTGAGGATGAGTTCGGTTACTTTTCAGCCGACGAGCTGAGAGAGAACGGGATCAAGTTAATCACTGATCCCAGGGAGCTGAATCAAATAGCTCCTCCGATCGGGTGGGACTTTGCCTGAGAAAAAGGGGGGCCGCAAGGCCCCCCACTCAGAAAAAATATAATAAGGGGGATCGGGTTATGAAAATGAAATATGATTACTACACGCAAACAGACGGTTTTCCGGAAGCAAAAATTACTCTTTCGCAAGCACTCAATATTGCAAAGCGTTTTGGGATGAAAAAAGAAGAAGCGAAAGAGCTTTTACAAGACCCCAGCGAGGGAGACATTGAATTTAAAACTATATGTAATGGTTTCGAGCGGTCAATTTCAATATGGGCCGAGGAAGCGATGAATTATTGATCACCATCAGCCGCCCGCCGGAATATCCGGCGGGCTTATCTCGGGAGAACATAATGGAACTTGTAAAACGACACACTGTAAGCGATATATTCCAAATCAAAGTCGAGCTGCTGCGACAGATCGGAGACCTGCAAAAACTCAATAACGCCATAGACGAGGGGTATAAAAAGCTGGATGGATATTCCCCGTTGAGGCTCGAAAATCGCTTCGACAACTATGATAAGAATCGAGAGGAAAAGCACGTTGACCGGACCTGCTGGCTGTATCTGATCAAACTTTTCGAGCTGCAAAAATACATGCTTTGTACGGACTACGAGAAAATGATGGAGGATATCGACCGGTTTAACTTCCCAGTGTTCACGGTTGAAAACGCCGAGGGATATCTGGGCAGCCTGAAAGACATCATTTACAATAATGTCCGCGAAATGATGCGGTCAGTATTCGAGCGGATCACCGACAGTCATTATTATACTGGCAACGGGTTCAGGGGCCGGGCTGAAAAGAAGCGGAATAATAACGGGATCGACAAGCATTTCATTATAACGACTTACGATTATTCCCGTGTATTTGAGTACTGGAGAAGGGGGCCGTCCATTACAGACGATCTTGAAAAACTATGTTACATTCTTAACGGGGAGACGCTGCCAAAAGAAACAATCATGCAGCAGTTTAACCGATTCGAGCCGGACACGACGGCCGAGAATAAGTATTTTAAAATTAAGATTTGCAAAAATGGAAACACTCACTACTGGATCAAAGAGTCAACCAGGAAAAAATTAAATCTTTATGGCGCGGACCCTTCCAGTATAGGCGAGGGGATGAAAATAAAAGTTTTCCAGAATTGATATTTTTTTAAATTTCAGAAAAAAAGTTGTTGACAAGTGCGCCATTTGTACGTACATTATAAACATAAGATAACGAACGGCGGTTCTAAAACGCAGGAGAAAAGCATGAAACAGTTCAAAATCATCCGCGAAGTTACTCTCAAATACAAGACAGGAGAAAGAGTCCGTGAATACAAAATGGGCTCTCCTGAAGCGGTCTTCAATTTTCTGAAAGATAAAATTGGCGACGAAGCTCAAGAAAACATGGTTGCCCTTTATATTAACAACAAAAATGAGCTTCAAAGCTGGGCGCTTGTATCTCGCGGAACGATATCTGAAACAATCGTTCATCCGAGAGAAGTCTTTAAATGTGCCCTTCTCTCTAATGCCAGCGCCGTGATCATGGTCCACAATCACCCATCAGGGCACCTGAAACCCAGCATGGAAGATATTAACGCTACAAAGAGGATCAACGAAGCCGGGATGCTTCTTGGAATTCCGCTTCTCGATCATATAATCATCAGCAGCGAGGGCTTTTACTCGATGAGACAAGAAGCCTTTCTGTAGAACACCGGCCCCCGCTCCGGCGGGGGCTTAAACCCAAAAAAGGAGGAGGCCATGAATAAAATACGAGATACCAAAGACAATGAGATAATCAACAGCATAAAACGCCTTGACCGGATCGGAGCAGAGGACAGCAAGGCGATACAGAAAATTAAAGACGCAGCTCTGAACGTTGCGCGGTACGTGGTGGCAAATAGGCTGCTGGATCGGTTGCCAGGCTTCACAATCTACGGGGACACGCTGATCGATCCCCACGGGAAACCGATCGGGCGCGATATGACCAGGGAGACGGCACTCGATTTTTCCAGGGTGATCCACCAGGTGAAACTATTACCAGGAGGAGACCATGGCGAAGACGAAGAATGAAACCAATAAAAGCGACAGCAGAAAAGAAGGCCGATTATATCTGCGGTGCTCCGAGGAGATGAAGGCCAGGCTCCAGGAGATCGCCGACAGCGAAAACCGGAGCCTGACGAACTATATCGAGACGGTGCTGAAAGACAAGATTGTCAGGTATGAGGCTGAGAAGAAAAAGAAATAATGATCTTGACATTTTAAAAGTGCATGCTCTTTATTTAATAAATAAATCAAGAGGAGAAAACTAAAATGCTCAATTTAATCAGATTTATAAAAGACAATAAAGAAGACTACGAAAAGCTCAAAAATATTGAAAGTGAAAAACGAGCCATTGCGAATAGATTTATTAACAAGGCCCTCGAATGGTTGAAACCATTAGAACAGCAAGGGCTTATAAGTATATCAGTCAAGAATGAAAAATGCAAACACGATCTCGATTTAATTGATTTTGGCGTTAAGGCATTGGGAAAAACTATCTGGATAAGACAGATTACATCTCCAGAAGTTTTCGAAATAAGAATCGGTCAAACATCAATTTTTTATAAAGATGGTATATGGATACACCCGGAAAGGGGGGCACATGAAGTCAACGAAGATGTTTTTGATGAAATTTTAGTAGATGAGCTAATGAATTAAATTTGTCAAATAATCAAGCCCTATTTCCTCCACCCTCTCAAAATCTCCATGACGCCCCGGCGGACCCCCTCCGGGGCCTTGCTATATAATCGCAGTAGCTCCTGTTCTTCCTGGGAGAGATGCGCCTGCCCGAACAGATCGGTGAGATCGAGACCGAGAGCATCAAGGTATTGAATTATCCCGTCAAAGGGCGGTTGAGGTGAGCTTTCCCATATCGACACTGTCGCCTGGGTGACGCCTGTTTTACCAGCGACATCTTTCTGGTTCAATCCGGCCTGTTTTCTCAACTCCTGGAGGGCCTTTCCGTAATGAACATCTTTCCCGTTCTTTCTCGCTCCCATGCAAAAACCAATTGCATATAACGTCGGACAGTCAACCATATAAAAATAAAAATATACCAATTAAATAAACATATTTAATAAACATGGGAAAATATAAAGAAAATTTATATGACAGCCCGATGGGGCTGCAAGAGAATGACGGCATGAGCACGGGCGGGAAAAATAAAGGGCGCAGACGGGGCGATGATGTATTCAATCTCACACAGGATCACCAGTTTTTTGAGATGGCGACAATTGTTATTCATCGAGATGGCGTTTTTCTGTGGGCGTCCAGGCAGGCAGAACTCATTCTCGGCGGGCCTGTAACTGGGCGGCACGTGCGGGATCATGTCGGAGAGGAATTTCACAGCCTCATGGACCTGGTCCTCGGGCGTATCCTGGCGACTGGACGATCCGGCCCAGAATCGACGATTCGCTATATATCATTATCCGGGGAATCGCTATACATCCACATGGCGTCGTACCCGGTAATCTGGCAAGGGGAGCCTGCAATACTATCAATCGGAACCGACAAATCGGACATTCAAGCGATGGCAGCATTTATCTTTGAGTTGCTGGCAGTGAAACTATCGCCGCGCGAGATGGAATTCATGATCCTGCGTGCGCGAAAATGGAGCTACGGGGATATCTCCCAGGAGTGGGGCGTCGACCGGTTGGCCGTGAAGAATTACAAGGGAATTATCAAGGGGAAATTAAAGACCGATGCCGAGGGATATGAGCAGACAATCGAGTTCGTCAGACTGCATCTATTCTATACGCGCGCGGAGATTCCGCCAGAACAACCATGCTAAACATTTGTGTGTTCACATGAATCCGTGTGACCTTTTTTTTCCGCCCGATCGGATTAATTTTTTGACAACGTAATACAATTATACAATATTGGTGCATGCGTTACAGTAGCGTGTAATGAGTCGGGAGGGCGATAAAATCCAATAAAGGGATAAAGGAGGATCATGTTGAGAGCAGAACAGAAAAAGAATTCAATCAGGCAGCGCCCAGGGAGGGGGGCAGCCAGTAGAACAGAGAAGGCGGCAAAGATCGTGAAGGCTGTTAAGGCCGTAAAAAAAGACGCCGAGAGAGAGAGGCGTCTTTCAAAAAAGAAACGGGGGCTAATGCTGCAACTGGCTCAATCATTAGAAAAATTAAATCATAACTGAATACCAAGAGTTCGATTCTTGTCGTAAAACGTCTCAATGGTCTGTATGAGCAATTCAAACAGGCCATTGTGTTTTTCGGGGAGTTTGTCAAATGCACGAGCCAGCCTTACAGCCTCTTCAGACATTTTCAAGTATTTTGCAATTTGTTCATCTGTAAATAAAAGACGGATCGGTTCTACGCCTAAAGCCTCCGCAGCCATTTCGATAGTTTCAGTATTTAAATGATGCCGTCCTGTTATTTGAGAAATATTACTCTCGGACCTCTTCATTCGTTTGGCCATTTCTCCACGAGATACCCCATATTCCGACATGACCTCTGCAATTCGATCTCCGTAGTTCATTATCACCCCTCAATAAAATATTCATTATGTAATATTTAAATACAAATAATATCAATATATCAATATTGTAATATATATCGGAAAGAAACAACTATATTTTTAACTTTTTTTAAAAATAATGTTGACAAAAGCAATAAAATAGCAACAATGTGACGTAATCAGTAACGAAATAAACACAATAAACCGGGAGGGGCCAAGGTGAGCAAGACACATTTGGGACTTTATGTGGAATCGGTCGACAAGGATGATTTTCAGCAAATCGTCCGCGAAGAAAAGGCCAAGGACAAAAATCAGGATCACGGGAGCATCTTTCGCAACATGCTGAAAATATTTAAAGAAACAAGGGAAAGTTAATATGTTCGGCGGCAAAATAAAAAACCTGCGCAAAGATGCAGGTTTGAGTCAGAAAGACTGTGCGAGAATTACCGGGGTAAGCCAGTCAACAATATCAACCACTGAAAAATCAACATGGCCCGATTCCGAGTATGTAGGTAAACTGTGTGCCCACTTGAACAAGCCGCTGGGAGAATTTTGGGACAACGAAAGTCGATCTGGCAAAGCGGAAATGTCCCCTGCATCCCTTACCCAAAAACTCGAATCTTTCCCCGAGGATAAGCAAAAAAAACTGATCCAGATATTCAACGACATTATGGATTCAATCAGAGGGTAAAGTAATGAACGCACTACAAATATTTAACTACGAGAATAAAGAAGTCCGTACGGTGATGGTCGACGACGAGTTGTTTTTTGTGGCGAAGGATGTATGCGACGTGCTGGGAATAGATGATGTGAGGCAGGCGGTTGAGCGTATTGATTGTGATGATAAGCTGACTGGTAAAATATACCACTCAGGTCAGAATCGTGAGATGTGGATCATCAATGAATCCGGGTTGTATTCTCTCATTCTGCGATCCAATAAGCCCGAAGCCCGCCGGTTCAAAAAATGGGTCACATCGGAGGTTCTCCCGTCCATCCGCAAAACCGGCTCCTATTCAATTACCGGTGACACTCGAAAACTCATGGCCCTGGCACTCATCGAGGCTGACAAAATCATCAAAGAGCAGGCTCCAAAGGTCGAGGCGTTCGACACATTTATGGATGCCGATAATGCCCTGGATATGGCTACCGTTGCCGGGTTGTTTGGTCTCGGTCGTAATAACTTCATGAAAATGCTGCGGGTCGCTCATATACTCAAAAAAGACAACACTCCATATGTTGATTATCTGCACCATTTCAAGCCAGTGTTAAAGTCTATCACCAAGGGCGACATTATCGAAAACGTGCCTGTGACTCTGTTCAGGCCGTCCGGCGTGGAGTATGTAATGAGGCGTTTCAACCTGCAATTAGTCAAACAGCCGCTTTTGTCCTTCGACAAGAAAGAAAAATCCAATCAACAGGAGGCCTGTCAATGATGTCCATGTTCTATCTCGGTCTTATTCTCGGCATTATTGCCGGTGTGCTTCTCGGACTCCTTCTTGCCGGACAGCGGAGAGTCAGGAAGGCGGCGAGTCATGATGTACGAAATGCAAGGTGGGGCGGGTGAGTAAGAAAATGTCAGCTAAAGAACAGGCGGCTCGACGCGCAGCAGAGAGGTCTAGATTTGGGATTTCCTTTGCGGAAAAACTTTACAACCAAATTATGCAAGAGACTACGGGAGGTAAATCAATGCACATACACGAAATCAAAATAAAAAAAGTTAACCGAGGTTTTATCGTTGAGGTCGGATGTCAGACATTCGTTTTTGAGAACGAAAAGAAAATGTTCGACGCCATGGTTGAATATTGGAAAGAGCCGGCGGCAGCAGAAGCGAAGTATTGCGATTTGCCATCAAGCGGGGTGTCATGGGCAGCGACTCCACCGTCTGAAATATAAATAATCATACAGGAGGGTGCCGGATGAATAGCGAAAACTTTATTCAGACGCTTTTAAAAATTGAATCCCTTTGTGACGACTTAACGACAGCAATGATAATTCTCGCTCTCTGTTATGTGATCCTGATTATCGCTCTGCTGTCCTGCTTTTCCAGAGGCGGCAGGGACTATGTGATAACGAGAGACCGGGAAGGAAGAATTTTAGTACTGAGGACTGAATCATGACACAGACAGCAACAACACAGACAGCGAAAAGACCGCAACGCACCACGACACAAGTATGTCCGAAATGCGGCGGAACAATGGAAGCAAAGGGCGAAGAGAAACGCTTTCTGGCAATGTTCGTCTGCCAGGCTTGCGGATTTAAAAGAGTATTGGAGGGCGATCGATGAACACGCTGAATATGCAGAGGATTAACTCACACACCGAACGCCAGGCGATCACGCCGACGATCACGCAGTATCGCACCGGGACGCGCCGGTATGTCTGCCGATCCTGCGGAACACTGGTCGAGCTGGTATATTTGCCAGGGATGCAGTCAGAGACGCGGCAATATTTCCGCAAACTGGCAGAGCACAAATTTTGTTCAAAATGCCATAAGGCATAAAATTAAATCAACTATTAAGGGAGGGGGCTATGAACGTATTATCATTTATTCTCGGGGGAATTTTAATTCCTTTGGTCGTAGCGATGGTGTTGTGCGCCATTGAGGGCGCAAAGTCGTACCTGGCGAAATATGCAAACTGGAAAGACTCAAGCGAGGAATGGGAACGTGACCAGGCGGTGCTGTCAGCAGCATACGAGTATCTGGAAAAGCACGACATGGTAGATGATTTTCATGAATATTTCGACGGGATTAACGGTGAGACCGAAGAAGAATATGAAGAAGAGGAAGAGACAGGGGAAGTTGAGACCGCCGGAACCGTAGCAGATTTGGACGAGAAAGAAATGGCTGAAACTGTTATCGACCTTGATGACGAAGGTGACTCAAGCGGGGCCGCTATAGCCGCACCGGTAGCGGCGAGAGGCAGCAGACGCAAGGCCGGATAATAGGGCGGCACAATGAGCGATACGGTCGTCATCAGTTTTGTGGAGAGGCAAGCATCCGGCCTGTGTCTCACTCCATGCCCGGCAGGGAAGGATTGCAAAGTGAATTCGAAGACATGCCAGGAATGCGGAGACTTCGCCGGGTATGTGTCAGAACGAGAAATAAGGTGCGGAGGGGTCGAATGAATTTTTTCAACGGATTAAAGAACTCGCTCATCGTATCGGCAGCATTATGGATTCTGATTTTTGCCGTCGTGTATATTATCGTAAGGTGATCAAATGAATTTGAAATACACCGACAACTCAAAGCAGTTAATCAAAGAGCTGCGCAAGGTGCACGGCGCACTCGCGGAGGCCGGAGCAGAGTCGCTCAACATGGGAGCCGTGAGGATGGAGCGGAACTACAAAGGGCGACTGCAACGGTTCATCCTGCGGAATAAATACACGATGGGCGCTACGAAGGTCTACAAGGCGAACGCACAGCGGTCCGGTGGTGATTTTCGATCAATAGATAATATCAATGCCTGCGTGGTGGTCCGCAAGCAGAAAGGTGGAAAGGACCACTATTTGAAGGCCCAGGAAGAGGGAAAAACAAAGATCGGCAACCCGAAAACGAAAGGTCGGGTGCCGGTCCCCCTGGACACTGCGAGGATGGGCGGCAGCAGTCGCAGGCCGGTAGCGAGGCCGTACAGGCTGAACGTTGCAGGAGCGCAGACATTGCAGATCGGCGGGCGGCCGTTCGGAACATCGGGCGACGGATTCAACGCACGAGGCGGGGCGCAACGGTGGGCGATACTGTACAAGTACACCGGGCGCAGCGGGAGCGGAAAAGGTAATCAGAAAAAAGGCCAGACTCACGCGGTAGGCCGGTACGGTTGGGACATGAAAAAGCCGTTCATTTTCCAGGGGATGAAAAAGGGACTCGGAATATTTGCGCTGAAGGGCGGCAGAATCAATATGATCCGCACGCTCGAAGCTAGAGCAGTTAAGGTAAAAGCGCGGCATTATTTTGAGGAGTCGCTCAGAGATGTGAAGCCGCAGCAGTTGGAAGCGTATTTTCAAGTCGCAGCGAGGAAGAGGATTAAGAAATAGAGAACATGGCCCCGTGGCGGAATTGGTAGACGTGCCCACAACGTGGGAGGCCCGAAATACAGCGCGCGGGAAATAGGGCTGAGAATGCATGGTTCGAATCCTGCCGGGGCCACAACGCAACGCCCGAGAAAGAGGCAAAAGCGATTAGCCGGGGAGTTGAGATAGTCCGGACGCTCCCCGGCACCATGGGAAGTTCGCATAATGGTAGTGCCCCCGGCTGTAACCCGGCAGGAACGTAAAGTTTGGAGGTTCGAGTCCTTCACTTCCCACATAAAATCCCACCGCAGCCGGATACGCGGAAAGGGTCGCGGAAAGCAGCGTAAGAGAGTCGCCACGGCTCGAATCCTCGGAGAGGGGTAACGCTGAGTGGACGCCGCTGTTTAAACCGGTAGTCCGGGGGAGGAGTCCAGGGGCTTAGATGACCCGACGAATCCCCCGGCAACATAAAACGGACACGATCACGCAGTACCAGATCAAAACGGGAGGGCTTACATGATAACCAAAAGGATGAAAATTTCTTTCGCCGTACCCATGGCCGGGGACAGCGAAAAAGTGGCGATATACTCCAAGGAGACCACGCATGAGGGAGAACTGAGCCACGATGATATTGCCGACCATATCCGGCAAGAACTCGCAGAGATCGGAAAGACGTTCGGAAAGGCGCGGGTGTTCAGTATCCTCTTTTTCGACGAACAAAGGCCGGTAATGATGCAATGAACATCGAGGAGCGAGAAAAGTCAATGTTCGAGCTGTTGAGGATGGCATCTTTACGGCTCGGCAGTGGACACCCCATTCTGGCGGGATCTCTGGCACACCGGGAGATCGACACGGTATTGGAGGCCGTGACGGCAGCGAGGAGAGAGGAGGCCGGGAGCGGCAACGCGGTGAGAGGTGCGAGCGGTGCGATTGTGAGGGTGTAGAGGAGAGAAAACAAGGCAGGCTGGGCGTGGCAAGGCCGGGCGAGGAACAAGGAGCGGAGCGCGGCGCTTAAAACGCGCAAATAAAAATAGGAGCAACCCACATGCCCACCATCACCCGACACCCTGAACTCGAAGCGGCCCCGGACCGGCTGTCACTCACACCGCCGGGGGACGGCTTCGAAGGGTTCGCGGCCTCATATCCTTGCGAGTGCGGCCGGGGAGTGGTGCTGATCCGGGAGGGCAAGCCCCGGAGGTTGCAAAAGTGTTTCGAGTGCAGCATGCGGATCATTGAAATATAGTGAATATAACAGGAGTGTAGAATGGCAAGAGACCTTAACAGAACAATTCTCATCGGCAATCTCGTGAAAGACCCGGAGGCCGGTTTCACGCCGAACGGCTCCCCGCTGACCAATTTCACGATTGCCAGCAATGACGAGTGGGGGACCGGCGATCAAAAACAGGAGCACGTTTCATATTTTGATATCGTTGCATGGGGCAAGGTCGGTGAGGTAGTGGCGAAATACTGCAAAAAGGGCTCAAAGGTCAGCATCGAGGCGAAGCTCAAACAGGAACGCTGGCAGAATAGTGACGGAAAAACCTGGTCGAGGATTGTGATCACGGCCGAAACGGTGCAATTTTTAACACCAAAAAAAGACGACTTCGAAAACAATATTCCGGTTTAAGGAGAGGAGGCAACCCGATGAACACGAAACTCGATAAAGACATGTGCAATGTAGACGATTCTATCGTCTGCAAGATGTGCGGGAATTACCCTGCTACAACGCCGACTGGACTGTATTGTGTCCGGTGCAATTTAACACTGCCGAAAGGATTTACCAGGCCGGTAGGGAAGTCATGAAAACCGAGGCGCTTATCCAGATCGAACTTGTCAATTGGCTGTCCGCCAATGCCCGACGGTATGGATTCTTTTTCTTTTCAATACCGAATGAGGGGTTTATGAAGTCCCGTACCGTGGGGAGGTTTGACGTACATCGAAAATTTGTCTACGCGCTTCTCGCAGTACTGAAAAAAATGGGACTGACTCCTGGAGTGCCGGACCTGTGTATCGTGTACCAGGGAGAGGCGTATTTTCTGGAGGTAAAAAACGAGGATGGACGCCTCACGGGATCGCAGCCGGTTGTCCATGAGCGTTTACGGGAGGTCGGTTGCCCTGTGTGTGTGGTCCGAACGTTAGACGACATGGAAATGCAGCTCAGAGAGTGGGGGATTGTAGGATGAAGCGCGACGACCGAGTAGTCACGCCTGCCGGACCGGGGACGATCATCGGAATTGATCTACCGGATAGCAGGAGGGCACGGCGGTATGTGGTAAGACTGGACGGTGCCGAGGACTGGGAGGAAGGATTCAATTTCGACCCGTGTTATTTTGAGAGTGAATTGAGGAGCGAGTGAACGTGAGCAAATTAAAACATACGCCGGGGCCGTGGGAAATTGCTGGAGCATATAATCAATTTATTTCCGGTTCTTATAGCGATGAATCGGATTCACTTATCGGAGAGGTATTTGGAAGAATTGGCAATGTTCCGTCTATGGGAGATTGGCAAGCTAATATTCGCCTGATTCTTGCCGCGCCGGATATGCTGGAAGCACTAATCGAAACAAGACGAATATTACTGTCAGAAAATAATGCCATTATTGACACAATATGGAGAACAGACACCGAAACTCTCGTTGATTATATTGACGATGTCATCGAATGCGCCACTGGCCTCTCCATCGAGGAGGTGCTCTCTTGATCACCCTCCGCCCATATCAGACCGAGGCCCGGTACCAGATCAACACCCTGGCGAACGCCGGACGGAATCCGCTGTTCGTATCCGGGACCGGTACCGGGAAGACGAAGACCTCCACGGTCACTATCGCCGACCGCATCAAGCTCGGCGGGCGGGTATTTGTACTCGCTCCTCAGATTGAGATTTTCAGCCAGTGGGTCGTCGAACTCTCACGCGCTGGCCTAAACCCCGGCTATATAAACGACAAGGGAATCAGAGGCAGGAACCGCGATGTGTATGTGTGCATGCCGCTGTCCCTGGCGAACCTGCTGCCATACACCCCGGAGAAAACCGGACCGACGGAGATATGGACAGATGAGGCACATCACTCGCTGGCATCCTCCTGGGAGTCGATATACACCCACTTCGACCGAGCGCAGCGCGTAGGCCTCACCGCGACGCCGTACCGGATGGACAACCGTCCTCTTGGCGACTGGTACACAGATATTGTGCAGACGATCACGCCACGGCAGGCAATCGACGCAGGGTATCTCGCAGAGCCTCTCGTGATCGTGCCGGAGGAGTACCGTCTTACCGTGCCGATCAATCGCGGGGATATTCCGCCAGAGGTGCAGGCCGACGCCCTGGGGGAACCGCGTGTAATCGGCGATATGATAGGCCGATATGGTGATATTTTCGGAGGACTACCGGTCCTTGTGGCGTGCGCGACACATGAGCACGCGAAACAGATCACGGCGGCATTCAACGCAGCGGGCTGGAAATTCGAGCACATTCACAGCGGACTCTCAGAGGTTGATCGCGCCCGGATGCTCTCGGCGATCCGCACGGGGAAATTAAACGGCCTATGCACTGTGGGGATCGGCATCGAGGGCATGGATATACCCGGCCTGTACGGGCTGATCTGGATGCGGCGGACCATGAGTCTGACGATATATCTGCAATTTATCGGTCGTATTCTTCGCCCCTTACCGGGTAAAAAATACGGCATTATTCTCGACGGCGTAGGGAATACCTTTATCCACGGACGGCCTGATATGGATCGGAAGTGGTCCCTCTCCACTGGTTACGAGCCACAGGATGAGAGCGAGACGGCACCGACAATGCGTCTGTGTCCTGCCTGCGGGGTGATGAATAGTGTGGGAAATATAATATGCCATCTGTGCGGGATCGAACTTGACGGGGATGCTGCCGACGCTATACGGGCGAAAAAGAAACGGGGCTTTCCGGCGATGGTAGACGGCCGACTTGTAGTACTGAACGAGGAAGCACAGGAGCGACGGGCCGAGGACATCCGAGAGAAACTGGCAGCACAACGGGCGGCAAGTGGAGAAGCGCAGGGAACGGTCGCGGGGACCGGTGGAGCGGAGCCGGTGGAGTTGTCCAAGGCCGAGAAAGTGAACATTCTCAGCAAGGGATTGACCGGGCGGGACACAAAGAGCCTGTTCCGGGAGACGTTAAAAGAATTCGTATAACGGAGGGAAAAAGTGAGTATTGAATATTATCATGGGACAGAAGGTCCGACAATCAACATCGAATCGCATCAGGACTTAATTAACGCGCTCGATATCCTGCATACTCAGTGCATGGATAATTTACCGGAAGATTCTATTGCAACGACAGTACTTGTAAACGCCATGGAAGCATTGTCGATGGAACATGATATCTATCCGGAATAACTATCAACAGGAGGGTTCTATGGCAACAAAAGCAGTAAAGGCAGCAAACACGAAGGGCATCAAGAAGGGATCGGCGGTATGGTTTCGCACCAGGAACGGCGGGCCATTTATGGGTGAAGTGGTCGGGATAGTACAGCCTTACGATTTGCCCGATCTTCGTGCGAAAGGCGTGCGTGATCTGAAAATGCTCGGTTTCAACAAAATGATGCAGACGGGCGGACGGGATCACAAATCTTTTCTCGTGTCCTGCGGTGGATTTCTGTACTGGCCGAAGGTCAGCACGATTCAGGTGGTGTAGTCAGTAGCTATTTACAGCCCCCACGAGGGGGCAACGGCGCGGTGGCGGAATTGGTAGACGCACGAAAGACAGTTCACTCCGGTTTGACGGTCAAATGGATTTCGTTCCGATATGCAGTGCACGGTTTATCGGATGCAGGTCCGAATCCTGCCCGCGCCACATCAATATTTAGAGGAGGGAAAATCGGTGATTAACGAAATACAAGGACATGCAAAAGAACTCGGCATCGACCTATCTGCGTGGACTGAGCCGAAAAAACGTGTCAAAGACAGAACTCTCGGAGCGACATCACGCAGAAAGAAAACGAAGGCACAGCGTCAAGCAAGGAAAATTCAGAGGAGGAAATCATGATAACCGAACTCGAATTAACCGAACTACTTCAAAAGGTATGGCGGACCGAGCCTTTCTCACTTACCTATACGGGCAAGAAGCACAAAAAGATCGATGGCCTGTACCGCCCAGAGTTGCGGGAAATAGTGATCAATAACCGGAATTTCAGCAACGACACGGAATTGATCTACACCGCCCTTCATGAGTACGCCCACCATGTTCAAAACACGGTGTACTTCATGAAAAGCAATCCCCACGACACGGAATTCTGGCGGATATTTCACGAGCTGCTCTTCGAGGCGGAAAAGATCGGCGTCTATAAAAACGCTGTGCGCGGTGAGTTTAAAAACACATTCGATCTGCTGCTCGAAGTGAATGAGAAATTCAATGCCGCTATGATGGAATTTTTTCTGTCAATGGAAAATCTCAAGGAAGTCATGGGGCCGGAGAATATCAATCAATTCACCGATGCATGTGAACGTTGCTTAAAGCTCCCCAGGGGCGAGGCGAAAAAGATATCCGCACTGGCACGACTCGGAGAGACGGGATTTCAATACAATGTAATGATGAAGCTCGCCGGGATGAAGGACATCAGCGGCCCAGCCCTCGACAAGCTCAGATTTGAGAAGCCCGGACAACCCGCTGATCCCGCAGAGTCTATATCATATGAGATATTCAAGCACATGCACGCAGGGCAGAAATATGAGACCGAACTCGAATATCTCAAAGACCTGAAAGAAAAGGTCGGCAATGCAGTCGAGCGCGGCAAAGAGAAGGTGCTCCGTTTGGCGGCAAAGATCGGCAGGCTTATGCGGGGCAGGAATATTGAGGAGGTGGGAGCATGAGCAAACTACTGACACGACAGGACGTCATTGATACTGGTTAAAGCAACCGAAGGAAATTTTAAATAGTTACGTTTGTTCAAACTGCAGGGACATCTTAATGACCGAAGATCATAAAATCTATAAATGTAAAAATCCTGAATGTGCAAACTGTGATTTAGAAATAGTCAGCAAGGAGGGCCGGGCATGAGCGACCTAATCAGACTGAAAAAGAAGCAATTTAATTTTGACCAGGTTTGTTTTGTTGCCAGCGTTATTGATCTGTCGCTTGCCGAAATAAAACCGGTCTTTAGATTTATTTGCAGTACCGGTAAAGATATTGTCGCTACAGATGCGAAGCGTCTTTTTATCGCAGCGTGTGAAATGCCTGAAGGATATTATGAACTAATAAAACGAACAAAAAGTGAAATCATCCTACACAAGACGGAGACGGAAGTAAATTTTCCCAACTGGCAAGCGGTTATTCCTGAAAAGTATGAGACATGGACATCGCATAGATACATGCCCAGTATAAGAGAATCCAGTTATGCCCGTCTGTCAAGAAAACTCCCCGATCAAATAGGGCTGAGCTATCGAATGCTCCATGAATTATGCGTATGCGGCATCTTTTGGAAAGTTTTCATACCGCCTGAAGAGAGCCAGTATGCTCCCATTCCATTCGAGAGCACCTCGGTCATCAACGACAGAGTGTTATTCAAGGCTTTTATCATGCCTTTAAAACTGAGAGAGGACGATTAAATGATCAACCTCCAATACATAACCGACTTTTATAAATCACGCGGTGGCAGGATCGGCGCGTCGGACGTGCCAGCCCTGATCCCTCACCCGGACCGACCGAACGAGTCTCTCGCTGGATACGGGCAGACCGCCATCACTCTGTATGAGGAGAAGGTAGGCCTCAGACAGAGGGAGCCTGCCGGGTTCGCGGCTGAGATGGGTCACTTTTTGGAGCCGAAGGCGCTGAGCGAGTTCATAAGAGATTTCGGGGGGCCTGTGTTTGACGGTTTTGGTATAGTGGGTGCGGATGTGCAGAAAGACGGCGTTCAATTTTCTTCGTCTATTGCTGACCAATTTTTCCGGGGCTTCATGCTCTGCGAACTGGACCGCGTGGGGAAAAAGACTCTCGACTGCCGGCCTTTTAACACGACGCCTTTCAGACATCACACTGAGGCCTTGACCGAGTTCGGCGTGGCCCACGCGGACTGTGTGTATGACGCCTCTCCCTTTTTGCAACATGTAGTCGAAATGGAAAAAAAAGAGGGTTTGTGGCAGTATAAGGCCCACGGTTTAACCGTCGATTTCTCAAAGCCCTTCCTCATCGAGGCAAAATCTGCCCGGTACTGGACCGTCAAGGCCCGCTCTCGTGACCGGTTCGCCGGGTATGACCTCGATCTCAAAGAGTGGCAGGGCATCCCGTTGAAACACTATTTTCAACTGCAATATCAAATGGCTCTGTACGACGTAGACGTTGCCTATCTCTCACTGATTTTCGACACATCGGAAAAGCGGTATTGGAAAATCAAGGCGAATAAAAAGCACCAGGCTGAACTCCTGGAGCTGGCCTCACTCATGCACCGGGCTATCAAGCTCAAACAGCCGCCGCGTGAGCTGGCAATGAACGCGGCAGATATCCGCAAGTTATACCCGGAAATCCAGGAGGATTTCACCGAGTTGACGGGGGATGAACTGACCCGCGCTGTGGACTTGTCAAAGGCGTACCGCAAGGCCGATGACCAGGAGAAAGCCTGGAAGCGGAAAAAAGATGACGCTCTCGATGCAGTTTCCATCCTGATGAAAGATCAACGGGAAATCAAGGGACTTATCACGGGCCCTGACGGTGTGCAGGAATTGAAAACAATTGCACGCTGGAAATCTACCGGCGGCGGTGAGCGGATTATGGGGCTGAAAGACATGGTGGAGGCGGACCCGGCAGCGGTGAAGTATCTGCGGCGGAAAAAGCTGATCAAAAAAGCGGAGAGCAATGACAAGCCGGATATAAAATTGAAGATGGAGGATTGA